TTATACCTCTTCAGTTTTCACTGTGAAACCCATCGCGTTCATCGGACCAGTAGTGGCCGGAAGTTCCGATTTTGCGACTACCTTTGTGGCAGTGACGCGGTATTTCTGATTAGGGAGCTTGTTCTTGCCTTCCTTGCGAATCTGAGCCGCAAACCCCGTGTAACCCCAGTTGCAGTCACACTGTCCGATGATTCCGGGAACTGCTCCGACACCCTGCACATCGTAGTATTTATGACCAGCAACCGAGTGCTGCCACATATCGTACTTGGTGATGTACTTCTTGACCTTTGCCTCGGATATGTACACGGCAAGCCACAAGGGATAATCCTTCAGCTCATCGAAATTGAGGTGGCAGCATATCCAGTTGACATTCGTGTACAACATGGGCTGGTAGTTGTATGCAGCTATCGTATCCATAAAAGCTTTGCACATCGCCGTACATACAGTTTTGCCAAGTTTATACTGTGATTCCATCTCAAGATCATAGGCTATCGGATAGGTGATCTTTCCGTCCAGCTTGTTCGCCTTGATTGTGCTGATAAGCCATTCTGCTTCTGACTTAGCCTGCGCCGCATTCTTGGCTGTGCTGAACAGATACACACCAACATATAACCCGGCTGCCAGACACCCGCGAACGTGCTGCAGAAAATACTTGTCCATGCTCGTACCGTATGCCGCCCGTATCATAACAAACTTGATGGGATATCCAAGGATCTTTCCGGACTTCAGCGCTGCGTAATCAACATCGGGCTGACAGTAACTGATGTCGATACCTGCGTACTTAGCCATTACTCTTCACCGTCCTTGTGGCCTCCATCGGCGAGTCCCTCGCCAATCACATAGCCTACGACAGCCGCGCCGCTGAGTATGCAGCCGGATACGGTCTCCGCAGTTTCACTTGAACCGCCAAAAGCTACGATCAAGCCTGCTACAAATCCCGCTGTTGCCACCCACAGTTTACGGCTGGTCAGCTTACGTTTCCAATCAATTTTCATGACGATTATCCTCCTTGTCAGTTGGCAGAGCAGTAACCTGATTATACAGCTCCGTCATTGTTCCATTGCCCCCAAGCGCATGGTAACTCTCATAAATGAGTGTAAGAGCCTCCCTTGCGTAAACAGGACAATACTGTTTATTCATGTATTTCTCATGCGAACGGATTATTTCCGCGCGGAGAAGCGACTGCAAACCGCTTTCTATCTGCTTTGAACGGTCATTCTGCCTGATTTCCTCAACATCGGCGCGACGTTTGATTTCAGACTTATGCGCGGAAATGCTGGTAAAAATCACGTTGAATATTGTGACCGCGCCACTTATAAGCGCTACAATTATGCTGCTTTCCATTACATAACCTCCAATTCGTTGATTCTAGTACGCCATTTTGCACGTTCAGCCAGTTTTTCGGCGTATTCTTCCCGGGTCGCCGCGCCCTCCGCTATTTTAGCGGAAATGTAGTCGGTTTCGCGAAGCTTCTGCTTGAGTTCCGCGATTTCAAGCGCCGCCGCAAGTCTGGCGCGTTCGGGTGCTTTCTCCGTGTCAGGACGGAGCACCGGAACGCCGCCGGCAAGCTTGTAATTGTAGATTCCGTCCGGGTCGGTAAGTCCACGCTCAAGGTAATTCCCCTGCGCGTGGTGGAACTTGTCGCCCTCGCCGCAGTCTATTTCTGTCCACCCATCGCCGGAAACAAACGCGCTGGAATTGATGTCAGTGACTATCCCACCAGAATCTGTTCTGACGTAAACTTTGTATTCGTCCATGTCATTCCTCCTCATAATTCCTTAGATACCGCCAGATAAGCGCTGCTGTTCATAAGGCGCAGCCTGTAAACAGTTCCCGGTGTTTGACCGCTGACGGCAAATACAAATTGCACTGTGCTATCTGTCTGTTCCCACGCCGTAACACTGGTATAATCTACAACGGTATCTACGCCGCTGATAAGCGACACCCCACTGTGGCTTATCGTTGCAGTAACGCCGCTGCGCATTGCCGCAATTGGCAGCAATGCGTAAATGATAGAGCTAGTAAGCGCATATCCGACGCCTATCGTGCATTTATCAGTGCTTGACGTTACATTCTGGTGCTTGTAGATAGTAAAATACCTCTGGCACTTCGCAAGTTCCGTAGCCGGGTCAGGCGGCACAAACGGGGTTGCGCCATCGCCAACCTCTAGCTTGACCCATGCGAGTTTTAGGGAGTTTCCGGCCTCGGTGCCCTTGTTAATTCCTACGGACACTGCGGAAATGTACTCGCCCTCGGAAAGGTCGACCGATACCTTGTTCACTCCCTCGTGGAGCGCCGAAGTATAGTAGCTGTCAACGTAATCCCCCGAAGCGTTCACAGTGCGGATTCTCGCCGACCAGACACCGGATACTTCCAGGACGTTCAGAGAGAGTGTGTATTTCCCGGGAGCAAGCGGATTTTCGATTTTCTGCCAAAAAGCATGAGAGTTTGAATCTACATTTATGGCTGATGTAATAAGTATGCCATCGACACTTGGTCTTACCGAGCATTTATTTCCCTCTATGTACCATCCGTCCACTGTATAACCGCTGGAATACTCGTTCTGCCCGCGCTGATTTACCAGGAAATCAGGATTTATAAGCAGATACGGATTTACGGGATTCACATAATCTGCGATATCAGCAACAGTGTGAGTATGCCCCACATCCGACTTGTCACCAAGCCTTTTCTCCAGTTCAGCCCTAGTTACAAACGCCAGACTGCTGACATTAACATTAACATCGTAGGTCTGCGAAAGTGCGATAACCGCCGTGAATATCTCCATAAAGTCCGGATAATCAACCGACGACGGTATTTCCTCGCCGTTCGCATCCTGATATATCGCGAACAGTACCTCTGTTTCGCCGTCAGAGGCATAAACACCGACCTGTTTAAACGTGCAGGCTTCCGATAAGCTGTCATTGCGAATCTGCAGCTTGAGCTGCAAACCACTGCTGCCGTCCAGCCTTACCTGTTCCGCAATCAGTACAGTCACATCAGACAGTGCCGAAGAAAGCTCTGTCTGGTCTTTGAGTGCAGCGGATTCTACATGCCCGCTGCCCACGGCCGCTCTTGACAAGGTCAGCACCTTGCCCGATGTCAGGGATTGTTCGAGCAGTTCCAGCCCGACATCCGTTATTGCGTTGTCATTCCATGTTGCCATCATTAACCTCCGCATATATAGTTTTTACCTTGCCGCCCAGCTTGGTCCCGGCATGGACATCAGCAGCGGCAGTGATTCCAGCAATACGCGGGTCGTAAATTATACCGCGTAAATGCTTGATTTTGCCGCATATCAAAGTCTTAACATTAACGCCTGTTTTCGCGTCGATGTCAATAATGAAAACTGTTTCATCAAGCACGGAACGGATATTTTTATAGTAATTTACCTTGGCCATGACCCGTTTGCGCTTCTCCTCGTCGCTGCCGCTGTTCCATATATAGATTTTGAAATGAAAAGGAGGACCGTTGTATTGATTCCATTCAACGACCTGGACATTTTCATAAATACTCCGCAAAGCAGTTTCAACCGCATACTTAGTGCCTTTGTATTTGTGGACAAGAAGACACTCCTTGACTGCCTGCCGCTTGCTCTCAATTGACGAATCTGCCTCATACCACTGTATCTTGAGATCGGCGGCGAGAATATCAAGAACCTTTTCCGGAAGCTCGTCCACCCTCGGAAAGACAGCCGCATACTCAGATTGAGCCACCGTCTTGATAAGCTCACTTGCGACAGCGTCCGCAAGTTTGACCTTGTCCGTGTCGCGGGTAAGCGAATACGGAAAGGCGGCAAGCAGCGCGTCTTTTTCTGTGATCAGCTTACTCATCTTCGTATCCTCCGTTTGTTATCACGGATTTCGCAATGTCGGTATGCGCTACCTGCGGGGTAAGGCGGTCAGAACCGTCACGAAGCGAAACGAACACTGGCGACTTGATATCAACACGCTTTGCACCAGTATCCTTAAGCAGCCACATGAGCCGTGACGGATTTATATCCCGGCCGATTTTCCTGCACTGCCACTCCACATATTCCTCAATTGCGCTGCGTATTGCCGCTTCGATCTCCGCCGCCGACTTCTCGGAATTGCGGTCGATGTAATAAGTAAGATCTACGCTGAACTCAACGACAAGCGGGTCGAGGACCTCAACAACGTCTGTAAGCGGTCTGACCTTATCGTCATTGCAGGCGGCAAGTATAGCGTTTTTGGTTCCATCATCGGCGATTTCTCCGTTAGTCATTATCGCGAATATATTAACATATCCCGGCTTGTCCTTGGGGTTTATCGCACACACGTCCGCTATGCTTGTTGATACCGCCTTTGCATGATACTCATAGGCTCCTTTCGGGCCGGCGGTGCTGAATGCCTCCAGCCCGGCTCTCATGAGCTCATAGTATTCATCGTCAGTCGCGCGTTCAGCGCCGCTGTGGGACGTTTCCACATTTGCGCAAGACGAAAAATACATCACATTATCGACGTCCACAAGCGTATTTATCTGCCCGGGCGCGTACCCATTTCCGACTGTTCCCTCAGTTTCACAGATAACCGGAACATCAGCCGTGACCTCGCCGATATTGACCGCTGCTTCCTCGGTGGTCGCCCACATCAGCGCCCCGCTGCTGTCGGTGACCCTTGTCCCCTTTGGTATCGGTATCGCCGTTTCCTGCGGCGCTGACAGCGTAAACCGCACAACGCATTCCGCCGGCTTTGCTTCCGGTCTTGTCACGTTGTATATCATTTCTCCGAGCGCGTCGAGATTTTCACCGACCGCCCGGGACGGTAGATTTTGATTTGCTGCGTAATTTACGATTATACGCTGCTGTATGATTATCCCGGCGACCCACTGAATAAACAGCTTGTCCGGGTCCGACGGCAGCAGCGTATGTCCCGTAAGTTCTTCGTACTTTGCGGTAAGATCTGCAACGACTTCCACGCTGTCAGTCGATATGAATTGATAATCAGTCGCTCTGCTCATCTGCTATGCTCACCTCCACCGTTAAGTTGATTTTCCCGTCCGCCGACTTTTCAAAGTACACATCGTCCAGTCTGGCACGCGGCTCAAATTCTTCAAGCGCGTCCGATATTTCCACGAACGCTATCGTTTCCGCAGCGTCGATAGGCTTGTCCACGAACTCCATAGGCAAACCAAATTCTCTGTGCATGGGTACTGTTCCGCGCCTGGTATTCAGCAGGAGTGCGATATTCTGCAGTACGGAAAGCAGTTCACCGTCCTGCTGCAGGGAAAGCGAGTAACCATCAGCGGCGCTTACCTTGTATGACATTCCCCCACCCCTTACTTGTTGTATTCTTTGAGTGTTATTGCCACCCCGGCGGTTATGAGTTCCGACTTCTTGCCGTAGATTTCCTCGGTAACGTTAAGTTTCGTAATCACCCAGCGATAGTTACCTATCACCCTCTTGCCGATCACGAATTTAAGCGTTTTGCCGGTCTTTTTGTACTTTTTCAGCTTATCCAGCTCCTCCGCGACCTTAACACCAAGAATCTGCGAAAGCGTCATGTTAAAAGAAACTGTATCCGCGTCATTTCCCGTGAACTCAATGATCTCATTCCCGCCATGCCGCTTGTGACTTCCGTAGGACGCGGAGCTGCTTATCTTTAAGCCCGAAAAAGTTTCAACTTTGTTTGTTGAAACTGTGAAAACAACTTTCCCAAGACTGCCGACTTTCACGTCAAACCTCCCATGATAATGCCGTCGCCGTTGAATTCATCGTTGTATTCGCACACCACAGTCTGACCGATAAACGGCAACCAGCCGTATATCTTAACCGTGATTTCATGCGTGTGCACACAGCCGCCTGCACATTCGATGTCTGGTGACTTCCCGCTGATCTCATCAGGGTGGCTCTTGTTGTATTCCGCGCCGCTGTTCAGCTCCCGGTCGGCTGACGCGTGTTTCTCACTGATAGTCCACGCTTTTCCGTCCGATTTCAGTGCCAGTGTAACAAGAGAGGAGTGGTTGAGGACAGGCAGCCAATCCGAAACGATGTCCACATCGGGAAATCTGACCCTTGCCATTCTTTTTTTAACGTCCACAACAGTGACCGTTCCGATTCTAAACATGTCAACCTCCGTAAAGTATCTGATTTACCCGCGCCTGCACCTGCTCATAGCTGTGTCCAGCGGCTTCAAGCAGTTCCTTGCGCTTGGGATATACGTCCCATTCGCCACGGATTACCTGCATAGCCAGCTCCTGTATCTCATCACTGCTGTCCGTCTTGCCGCCGCTCGTGCTCTCGCTTTCCGAAAGGCACTTTCTCAGGGTGACCTGCGTAGTATAGCCGCTAGAAGATATGCTGTGTTTTGCGGACTTGACGATGTACTTACCATCGCCAAACCCGAAATCACAAAGTTCCACCGTGTTTCCTGCGGCAAGCCTGGGATCTCCGGGGAACGTAAACGTTCCGGTGATCTCAAATTTGTTGTGCAGACGGAGCAGCTTGTGTGCGAGTTCCTGCGCCTCTGCCTTGCTTGATACGCGCTGACACACCTGTAAGCATTGCTGATTGTCGCTGTTCTCGTTGTAATTTTGGGCATACTCTGTCGCCGAAATGACCGCGCCGCTCGTAGTGGTGCAGTACACCCGGCATGAGGTGTAACAGTTGTTCGTGCCAGTGGACAGCTTGTACTTGGTGTAGCCGCCCTCCTCGCCGAATTTTATCTTTCTGACCGCCTTTTTCCCCTCGTAAGCCGCCTGGTCGAACACCACAAGGATATTGTTGGTGGCTTTCAGGGAGCAGCCGGCATTGTGGCACAGCTTCTGCAGAAAGGCAATATCAGAGGTCTGATACTGCTCCACGCGGGAATACCTTGGATTGAATCCGCTTTCAAAAAGCACTCCCATTCCGTTCTGCCGTGCTATCTGACTTGCTATCTCAGAAAGAGTGATATTCTCCCACGACTTGGATTTCAGAGTCTGCCGCACGGTGTTGCTAAACGACAGCGATGTTGCCTTGATGGTGACGGTTGCCGGCGGACCCTGTGCGTCTATGCTGTCAAGCTCGAACTGACCGCAGTCAAGTACTGCGTCCTTGCCGTCGTTGTTCCCGTTTCGGAGTACAATAACAGCTGATATCTTAAGGCCCTTGCCAGTCTGAACCTGCGTGTTAGCCGTGCTGCCAGACTTTGTTGTGCTTGAGCTCTTTGTGGAGCTTGAAGGGCCCGAAGAGGACGAAGAACCGCCCCCTCCGACGGATTTAAGATTGGTACCCTTTATGTATCCAGTCTTTCCGGAATAGGTGATTTTCGCCCAGCTCGAATAAAATCCATTAACCTCAACGATAGTGCCGTAAGGGAGCTTGCCGATCACCTTGTATTTCTCGCCTGCTCCCTTGCGAATATTTACGCCCGTTGAGGCGGTCACTCTGTATCTCGGTTTATCGGTACCCCCGCTGGCCGAGGAACTCGAACCTAAAGACGTTGATGTCTTTGTGCTGCCCTCCGGCGCGGTGGATATCACCGAACCGCCCAGCGCACCGCCCTCAATTATGCTGTTCAGCCATTTCCGAAGCCATTTGCCGTCACGGTCGCAGACCTTGATTTGGAGATCGTCTGCCTCGTCCTCTTCGTTGTCCGTGTATGTGAAAGAAAGCCAGTCCTTATTCACATACACGGATATGTCCACGCCGTTAAGAACTACCTGTGTTTCGGCACGGCGCGCAAGGTGCTTGTCGCTCATCCGCTCGCCTTCTTCCACGGCGGCAGGTCGTCCGCCGTTATTCTGTCCTCAACATCCGGGACATCGAGAACAACGCCCTCCGAAAAGATGTAGATGTATCGGTATTCAGGGTTGGCATTAATAAGTACGTCCGTGAATTTCACATCTCCGTACACCTGGTGGGATATGCTGTCCCACATATCGCCCTGCTGCGTCGTATATGTGCTCAAGCGTACACACTCCTTTGCCTGTCTATTCCCGCTTCATTCAGCGCGTCCTTTACCATGTCAATAAGCCGCTCGGACATCTCCTGCAGCTTTTCCTCGGTCATATCGCTAACTTCTCCGTTCACGACAAACTGGGGCGCTATGGTGATCTGCGCGCCCGAGCCGCCGGAAAGCAGCGCCCTGGTGTTATCCGCGTCAACGACTCTTTCACCGCCGCGCATAGCCACAAGTTCCGGTCCTTCCTCGCCTACAAGGGCAATGCCATTTTCTGCGTAGTCAGTACCGCTTGCATAAGCGTTCTCAATATCATGGAAACCGCGCACGCTTCCCTCATACGCCTTGTCAGAAGCGCTCGCCCCTGCCAGGGCCTGTGCAGCGGCTGCCGCAACAATATCCGCCGCTGTGGTGACCGAGCCTTTCCCGGCAAGGATAGCGTCAGCATAAGCCTGTATCGTAGCTTTTGCCGCTTCTTCTGCCTGGTCGCTCAGTTTCATATCCTCAACGGCTTTTTCCATGTCGTCAACGATACCGTCCATTGTATCATTGATATCTACCTTGTAATCGGCAAGCGATTTCGAAACCTCTTCCTGCGCCTTTTTCTGCTCCTCAAAGTTCGTGACCATGGTTTTCAGTTCTTCATCGGTCGCGTCAGCCATGCCGGCGATGACGTTCACCGAATCAGAAGAACCGTCCGCAAATGAGGCGATCACATCTCCCAAGCCCTCAATGTCGCCCGTCCTCTTGGATAGGGATTCAAGGTTATAGTTGTAATTGTCCCAGTATTCTGTCTGCGAAGAAAGCGCGTCATTGATAGCCTGAATGCTTGTCGGCAGAGTTTCCTCAGCGTTCGTCCAAAGGTTGTATTGTCCGTTAATGCTGTCATACGCCGCCTGATATGCGTCGTTGTAAGCCTGCAAAAGCTCGGTTGTCTGGTCGGTGACGTCGTTTACCGCTATGGATACCGCGTCATAAGCGGAAATCATTTTTTCTGACTCACCTGAAACAATATCGCCATACTCTGCCATTACAGCTTCACAGTCTGCAATTTGTTCTCTTATCGCAGCCAGATCATCACGGGCTGTAAACATTTTTTCGTTTGCTTCATCAAGCTCTTTTTGAGTCTGTTGAACACGACCTGTAATCATACCGCCTGCAACGGAAAAAATATTATCTCCTGCCGCATCAACAAATCGTTCACCCGCTCTAAGCTGTGCAGCTTCTGCTTTTGCCGCCACATCAGCTAGCTGCTCTTCTTGCATTAACAAGTCCGCTAAATTTGACTTTGCAGCATCATATTTCGCCTGCATGCTTGATGATTCTGCAGCTCTGTCTATTGCACCAGATAGCCCGTCAAGTTTTCCAGCAACATTTTCAACGGTAATACCAAGTGAAGGATAGAGAGCATTTAGCTTTTCAATGATAGGACTCATAAGAGCTTCCTTACGAGCCGCTGTTTCTGAGGAAGAAGCAATTTCTTTTAACTTAGATGCTAAGACCTGTGCTCCTTCCTGTTGTTTTTCAGCTTCATCAGTTATACTTGAATATGAATCCAGCAATTCTGATGTCGAAGTATGAAGCGTATCGATTTCGCTATATAAATCTGAAACGGAAAAAGATTGCTGCTCAATAGCGGAAGTTGCCTCGTCTAGGTCATATTTCAGAGCGCGTGCCTGGTCTGAGGTTTCGCCGTATGTATCGCAGGCGGTCTGATATTCGCCGGTAAGGCGCTCTAAATCATCATACTGTTGACTTGAAGCTGTTGATAATTCGAGCGTTTCAAATTCAGCTAATTTAAAAGCCTCTCGTAGAGCTACTACAGTTGCGGTCAAAGCAACAACCGCCGCAGTAATAACAAATACCGGGCTCGCCAGCATTGCAAGATTAAGCGCTCCATGTGCTGCTGCCGCCCCTTGTGTTGCACCGGCATTTGCAACTTCAGCTCCTGTTTCCGCTGATGTTGCAGCTGCACTTTTTACCTTGAGCGCAATGCCTAATGCATCAATGGTATTTTTAACTTTTTTTATACCGACAAACGCAGTATAACCAGCTATAACCACACCGATTTCTGCGCCAACTGCCATAATTGCTTTAACAACAGCCGGATTCTCCTCGCAGAATTCATTGATACCTGTTAAAATCTGTGTTCCTGCTTGAGTAAGTTCACGCAATTCATCGTTATATAATTCCCCAATAGTCATTTTAAGACCGTCAGTGGCAGAATCAAGCAGTGTAACATCACCCTGCAGATTGTCAAGTTTGGTGTCAGCCATCTTCTGCGCCGCTCCGGTGCAGTTGTTTATCTTCTCGGTAAGGGACTGGAAGTCCTCGTCCGAGGCGTTGATCATTGCAAGCAGACCGTTGTACCCACGCTGTCCGGCAATCGCCATAGCGTTCTGGACACGCTCTGCCTCGGTCATCTGCTCAAAGTAGCCGCGAAGTTCGATTATGGCATCGGAGAACTCGTCAATAGTGCCGTCAGCATTTACCGCAGAGTATTCGATTTCTCCGAATGCATCAGCTGTGAGGGTCGCACCGTTGAGCAAGCCGTTAAATGTGTTCTTCAGCGCGGTACCTGCAACAGAACCCTTAACGCCCGCATTAGCCATAAGACCAACGCCGACCGCCATATCTTCAATACTGTATCCGAGCGCCCCGGCTATCGCGCCCGCACCAGAAAAGGTTTCGCCCATGGTGGCGACGTTGGTGTTGGAGTTCGTAGCGGCCGCTGCAAGCACATCGGCAAAGTGCGCGGTGTCCTTTGCAGTAAGCCCGAACGCGGTCAGGTTATCGGTGACGATATCCGAAACAAGCGCAAGGTCTTCACCGGAAGCGGCGGCAAGGTTTATCATGCCGTTCATGCCGTAAAGCATATCGTTCGCATCCCAGCCCGCCATTCCCATATAGGTCATAGCCTCTGCCGACTGGTTTGCAGTAAACGAGGTCTGCGCACCGAGCTCCTTTGCTTTGGCGGTCAGTTCCTGCATCTGGACTGCGTTCGCACCGGATAGAGCCTCGACAGTACTCATTGTGCTGTCAAACTCCATCGACACATCAATGCATTCTTTGTAAGCATCCGCAATTTTTTTTAACCCTGCTGTTATGCCTGCTGCAACTAACGCAGAACCAACCATTTCAAACGCTGTTTCACCGTTAGCGCCAAACTTTTTAGCTTCCTCCGCTGCCTTTTTCTCCTGCTCCGACAGCTCCTGAACTTGCTTTTCCAGACGTGCACTTTCACTGGTAAGCTGGTTGATATCAATGCCTGCCTCAGAGAGCTTCTGACCCATCTGCTGTAAGCGCTGATTTTTGTCCGCAATAGCCTGTTCGGTGTTCGCAATGCGGTTTTTTAATTCGACTTCGCGCGCAGCAAGCTGTGTTTCCTGCACCGTAGTATCTTCGGTGCTGTTTTTCAGCTTTTCAAGTCCATTTTGAGTAATTTCAAGCTGTTTCCGGTATGTAGTTAACTGCGTGGTTGTGCGGTCGATTCCGGCTTGTTGCCTTTGATACGCGCTTATATCGCCTTGTTTTTTGTTAAGCTCTTGAATTTTATCACGAGTAGCGGCAAGAATTTTCTGTGCGGAATTGAATGTTCCTTTAAAATTTTCGCCTACCGTCGCGCTGAGCTTATAAATCATTTCATATTGTTTACCAAGCATTCGACACTCGCCATTCCTTACTTCTTTTCCGACTCTTTCAGGATTTTATTGTGCGTAATAATCCACCGCTGTATTTCTTTAAGTGGCTGCCCCAGCCAAAATGGGATAGGTGCATATCCGTTTTGCGCCAAAATAAGGATATTGCGCCTTAGCGTCTCGACTGTGCAACACCGGCCAAGAAAAAACGCGCTCTGTTTTTTATCCTCTCAAAGTCGACGATGGATATCTTGTTGAAAAAATCCCTGCCGACAGGCTTTGTACAAGCCTTGACCGCCATAAGGATAAGATAATTTGCGTCGTTGATAGCGCCGTAGTACATGGTCTTCCCGCGGGACACAAGTTCTTCCTCAATGTTCAAAGCGTCCGCACCGGTGAGCTTGTCGAAGTCAAATGCAAGCTCGGTCACCTCCTCGCCGTTATACATAACGGGCTTGGTCAGATGCAGTATGTTTTCAACGCTGGTGTTAGTCATATCTTCAAGCTCGTTCTCAACAAGCTCATCCATGTTCTCAGTCTTTTCAAGGTCAACGTTTGTCTTTGCCATAATTCAAAATTCCTCCTCGAATAAAACGCCGCTCCCTGCGAAATGCAGGGAACAGCGATAGTAATTATCAGGACATACCCAGACACTTGCGGATCTCCGCCGCTCTGTCCTTGCCTGTGTGGTCGATATAGCGGAAATTCAGCGGGTCAAACTCGCAGAGTTTCTTGCCGTTCGCGTCTATTTCCGCATAGTAGTGTACCGCATATTCGCCGTTCACTGCGATAGGCGATGCGTTCTTGACCGTACCACCGGTCAGCTTTTTCGGAACAACGCGCATGATTATCTTCTTCTGCTTGGTTTCCAGTTCGCCGCCGCTGTAATTGTAGTGCTGGTCGGCACGCCACAGGGAAAGCGTATGGACACGTTCCTCGGCAAGAGCATACGCCGCCTCGTTTGCGTGATTGAACTTAAACGTTGTGGTCATAGCCTTGAGCTGAGCCATAACAGGTATCTCAATCTCACCGAGCACCCCCGCGCCGCTCACATTGAATACCATATTTTCAAAATCCGGAAGGTCTACCTCCGCAACTCCGTAAAACATCTTTTCGTCCTCATAGATGGCATAGGAGATTACTCCCTCGTCAACTCCATTAGGCATTTCGCAGTCCTCCTTTCTTAAGAACCGAGCGCGGCTTCAAGCATATCCACGCTGTACTGAACGTGCATATCTATCTGCTGTGCCGGTATCGGTGATGCCGCCTGACAGTCAAGCCGGAACATACCGTTCATAAGGTTGGTGACAGGATTCAGTTCCGAAGAATATGCGATCTCGCCGCCGTAGAGCTTACCCTCCGCCGTCAGACCGTTCAGCCATGCGTTGAACGCATTGATGATAGCGTCGCGCAGCGCAGGGGTAAGCGGCTTGTCGATGTACTGCCAGAACGTATTGATGAATGTGTTGCATATCCAGTCCTGAACGCGGTTCGTGCAAATGAACATCTTAGCGACATCGCTTGTCTTGGGATAGCACCCCAGATAGTTGCCCCACAGGGTCCAGCCGCCATTGTTAAGTACGGTAACCACTCCGGCAGATACGCTGATAACGTCAGCCTGCGGAAGTGAAAGCGTTACCTCAGTGCCATCCGCGCAAACCGCGCCGGTGATGGATACGGACTTGTTGGACGGAGACTCATACGGGCAATCGGCATTGTCGGAATCCACCTTTGCGATAAGTCCGCACACGATAACGGAAATATTGAAAAGGTAATCGCCGCTCTTGACCATCGGCCAGCATACGATCATGTCCTCGGATACATAACCGTTGTCGGTCTTGTACTTAAGCACCTTGGAATAGTCATTGACTGTCTTGGTGTTGATGTCCACGACCGCCTTGGCGCGGAACAGTCCATTGATACTCGGCGCTTTCGCCGCCATCACCGCCGCTACTGTCGGATCTGTTGACCAGCCGGGGGCGCATATAAGGTCGGGAACAATCCCGACAACGCTGCGGCACATTTCAACTGTTTCCACAGCCATTTCAACGTCCTCTGCCGTGATGGTGGAAAGGTCTGCGACATCATAGCCGATCTTGAGCTTGTCGGCGCTGTAGCTCGAAGAGTCTGCCAGCAGCTCGATACACAGCGCATTGTCCGTGTAGTAAACCTCATAATCAGTGCCCTTAACAAGCGCCGAACCGCCCACTGCCGATACTGAAAGCTGGTCGTTGATGATAGCGTCCGGCGTAAGTTCCGCGATATGGTCAGTAACGGTGATCTCCGAAGCCTCCACAGACTTCTTGTGCTTTGCCGGGTCATAGATATTGTAATAAATAGCCGGCGACATACCCATCAGCTTGTGGAACGCATACATCGCCTGGCAGAGACTCCACTTCGGCGAACCGTCCGCATTCCTCCACTCCGCGCTGTATCCTCCCAGTTCCTCAGCCTCCAAGAACGCGGACGCAAGCTGAGGCTTGCCTGTGAATCCCTTGCCGCGATGGCAGGGCCACGCGCCGATAAAATAAGGAATACCGACCGCTGCGGTCTGCACCGCAACAACGCCGGTATCGTCCTTGTATGTGTTTATGCCATGTCTTAAAGCCACAGTTTACTCCTCCTTGCCTGTGATTTTTCTGATAAGCGCGTCATACGGAATGTAAATGCCGCGCTTTTCCTTAAGGTCATTTCTAGCCTTTGCAACATTGCGATCTGCAACAATCAGCCGCTCAATCTGCGGATAATCCTTGATTTTGTCGCCGAACGACTGAACTATTTCGTCCTTGGTACCGAAAAATATCCTGCCATTCGTCACAACGCCGCGTATTGAGGGTCCCAGATAGACCCAGACCCTTGCCTCTGCCGCCGTGCTCTGCACGTCCTGTTCGGACTGTTCAGCCTGTTCGGACGGCGCTGACTTATCGGCAGTTTCGACCTCAGATATTTCCTCCGAAACGTCTGTTTTCCTTGCCAAAGAAATCAACCTCCCTCTGTATTGGTCTTATATGGAATGTGCCTATCATTTCTCCCACAAAATAGGGCGCGGTATCATCGGGATAGACGACCGATTCGACACCCTCATGCTCGTCAAGCGTAAAGTTAGTCCCTATCTGCACCTGTTCAAGCAAGCGCTCCTGCACCCTGTCCATAAGGTTCAACAGCATAACAGCGCCGTCCTGTTCGTCCTGCGAGTATACGCAGAAGATGAACCGCACCGCCGCCGTGTATTCGGGGTTGGGATAGCCGTTCTCGCTCCGATGGTGCTTGCTGTCGATAAACTGAACTATGATGTAAGGCGCGAGCTTTTTCGCCGAATTGCTGTCAGGCAGCCGCATGAGGTACACTTCCGGGACGCGGCTTTTCTCTTTTGTGTCGCCTTTCTGAACAGCTTCCGGAAGAGGAATGTTCTTCACCGCGTTCTCGCAGAACTTTTTCAGTTCCTGTATGAGCTTTACCCTTGTCATTGTTACCTCCAGCCGTTAAGCAGCGCTGTAATTTCGTGCTCCATGCGCTCCTCAAATACCTTGCGCACATTATCGCCAACTGTATTTGCAAGCGTCGGATTCGCCCCCAACATCTGCGGAACGGACGGACCGAACTTCTGCTTTATCGGCAGTCTGCTTGACCCGTACCGTTCAAAAAGCCCGATGTGTCCGCTGTCCATCGTTGCACGGAAAACGTGTTTCAGCGTTTCGCCGGCGGTGTTCCGCTTGACCTGCACTCTGTACAGCCCGGAACTGGTGATTTTTGCGTTAAACCGGATAAGCGGAACATGAAATCCGCGAAAACTAAGTCCGACACTTATTTCATCGCCGGACTTCTGAATATGCTGCGAGGACTTGGTATACTTTTTGAAGTCGGACGTATTCAGCGAATAGTCTTTATTGACTTCACGCGCTACAGCCGCCGTACCGCTCGTTGCGGCGCGGGTCAGGGAAGAACTGGCCGCTTTCTCCATGCCGCCCGGTATCCCGGCTAAGAGCTTTGTTGCCCGGTCGAGCGCCTTGGAGCTGCCGGAATCATCAGCAAGAGAAATGTTGACGATTCCGGAATAATTGCCGCCCGAATAGCTGTCACTCATCGTAATACCTCAGTTCCAGCGTGATAAGCCCCATCTCGCATTTGGACGTAACTACCGAATACTTGCGGAAAAACGTCTTACCCAGCGCCTCGCCGTCGTCTATCTCAAAGCGATGTCCCTGTTCGGGGATCACCCCGTCAAGGTCCTTCTCGTTGATATAGGCAACGGCGGTCACAAGGTATATGCCCTCAGCATGGTCGCTCTGAATTATAGGTCTGTCAGACTGCTTGACCCGCTGGAGAATGATCGGTATATCTTCATATACCTCTCCATCGTATTTCACTGTGTGACTTTCCGCAAACTCCTCGGTGTTCATCAGCACATTTGCGATATCGGACTTGACCATGTCCTTAAAGCCCATTACTCGCCCTCCGGATCATCGGACAGCGCGTCGGCGAAAAAGTCGTCAAGCGCCTTGATGAGCTCCTGCTTGGTCGCAGCTGCTGACACCTCGATACCGTACTCGTTTGCAATTGATTGCAAATCGGCTTTCGAAGTGTCCTGACCGTACTGCGGTATGCCGAAGTCATCGCCGGCGCTTTCGTCATTATCATTGTCATTACTTTCAGACTGAACCTCGCCGCGCTCGGCACCGTCCACCGCCTCCGCGATACCCTCGCGGACAAGCCTTAAGCCCAGTTTCTCGTCAACATCAAACGGCGGGTCCTTGGGGGACTTGGGCTTTACAATGCCGTCAACTACCAGCCCGAAAGTTGTGTTAAGAATTCTGATACGCATAGAAACCTCCTATCAGCTTACGACGGACGATGCGAAGATGAACGGCGTGTAGTACCTGGGCATTGCGATAGGTCTTGAATAAAGCTCTACAGCTCTGGTGTTATGGGGGTTGTCCACAAACAGCTTGGTTACTCTGGACTTGGCAATAGTCGCGAAGTCCGGACTGCCATAAGGCATGAGTGTGACCGCACTGTAAGCCACACGGCCGCAGTTCGGGAATGTTACCATTGCCGCGTCACTGGGGAAATAGCTCTGTGTTACGCCGTTATCATTTTCGTATTTGTGACCTACAACGAAAACGCGCAGCGAGTGACCACGGAAATTGAATGAGCCAAGCTCATTGACTCCGGGAAGTATGTTGTGTTCGTTCACACTGCCGAAATTGATTGCAATGTTCTTGTTCAGCATTGTGTAAAGCTCCTCATTCTTGTAGAACACATCGGCAACGTTGGTGCCGATGAGAAGGTCAGTAGCCGCCATACCACGGTCGGAAAGCATCTCACACATCGCGTGAACATCTCCGATGATGTTGGCGTTAGAGCTGTTCCACTTGTTCTGCGGTGTGTATGTATGCTCCGTTGCAGTGTCATAGAACTGAATATGCTTTGTTTCGCCAGGGGTATTGATGTCGATGTACTCCTGCATGGTGAGCGCATTATTCTGCATTAACTGCGCGCACATCCACTCGATACGGCGGCGCGTTCTCTTTTCAAGGGTCTCAAGGTCCTCTGCAAGCAGACGTATAGCCCGCTGTGCAGGCGTGGAACCTGCGATAAGGGGCTCGCCGAAACCGCGTGCTGCCAGCTCGTCAGCGCTCAGCGGAAGTCTTTCAGCAATATATGCGGGACCGAATTCAGCCACGGTGTAGCCATCGCGCTCAATAGGTATAGCGCCGCCGCGTTCAGGCACGAAATGTGCCAGCTTACGCTCACCGCTCTTTTTGTACTCCACAAGGATCTTGTCCTCGGTATGAATATCACTTTTGCCAGTGGTAAAGTAGCGGTCGCTGAAGAACATCGTTTCAGGCTTTGCCTTTTCATGAATGCTCTGCAGCACGTAAGACTTGGTTATATCAATATTTACTGCCATTTTGTCCTCCTCGTTAGTTAGAATCGGCGGCGGTAAACTCGATGCCATACTTGCGCAGGGTATCCTTGTCTGCCTCCGTCATCTGGTAGCTGTCCTTCATGATGATCCTGTTACTGTTGAACTTGCCGCCGATGTAGATGGTCATGTTTACATCTTCGTCAGCCGGTACAGTGATGTCATCGGTCAGAATACCGTAAGGCTCAAGCACCTCGCTGTCCGAAGATGAAGCGGTCGTTCCCAGGATAACAAGTGTGCCGTCCTTTGAAGATTTAGCCAGCACGGTGCCGCGCTTAAGCTCTCCTGTGTTCTTGCGGAGCTTTCCGGTGCCGACTCTTAACGCCGGATCCGTGCCAGCGACAAGATTGTCGGCGGATACTGTGCCAAGCTTTTTGAGAAGTTCCGTAGTCATTACTCGTCCTCCTTCAGCGCATCGTCAATAGCTGCTAAAACCTCAGCCTCTTCCTGGGCTTTGGTCTGTTCCGCGCCGCCGTCAGCCTGCGGAGCGACCGCGTGAACGTCTTCCGCACCGGAACCGCTGTAATCCGCCTTCATGTCATCAAGGAACGACTTGCCTTTCCTTGCATTCTCCGACATAGCCTTGTAAGCAAGTTCCTCGGCTGTGCAGGGGTTCTTATACTTAGCGTCAGCGAGAAGTTCCGGGCTAACCTGTCCGGCGATAGCCTCTATCTTCTCTAAGCGTGTGCGCTCGTCTGCAAGCGCCTTCTGCACAGCGGCGTCCATTGCCGTCTTGTTTTCGACTGCATGTTCTGCCTTGTAATCCTCTTCAACGCGTGCAGCGAGTTCGGGATTTTCTTTGCGCAGTTCAGCAAGATTTACTGCCATAGTGGTTTTACCTCCCTCATTGTTGTTTAATTTATTTGCATTGCCTTCGTTTGATTCAGGCTGTAATGCCATGTGATGTGTCGCTGTAATATTTGGAGCGTTATTTACAATCGGTATATTTTCGGGACATACCGCTCCGTAAAGCGGCATAAATCTGCCGCTCACATACAGTGCCGTCTTATCAGCCGATGCAGCTATCTTGACTTCATCGCTCGTTTCAATGAGCTCGTCAACAAAGCCCTGCTCCTTGGCTTCTTTTCCGGTCATAAATGTTTCATCAGCCATCATGCTGATGAGTTCAGCTTCTTCCTTTCCGGTCTTGCGTTTGTACGCCGCCAGCATAGACTTGTCATAAGCGTCGTTTGCAAGCGCGGTTTTTCTAAGTTCATCAGCGTTGTAGCTGCCGCAAAGCATGACCAGCGACTTGTGTATCATTATCAGCGACCCCTCGGACGCTTTTACTGTATCAGCAGCGCACATAATGTGCGAACCTGCTGACATTGCAACGCCATCGACCGTACAGGTGATCTGTGTACCGTTCTTAGCCATTTCACGAAGTCTGTTATGTATCACTATCGCCGTGTGGCATTCACCGCCGCAGGAATTAAGCCGTATATTAAGCGCTTTACTCTTCGATACAGCGTTTAAATCATCTAATATTTCATCTTCAACAATGAAATATCCCTCAACTGGTTTTCCTGTGAACCCATTAAAAGGTCTGCGCCTTACGACCTGACCGTAAAGAACAAGTTCAGCGGTTTCCATGTCAACATCAGCCCTGACCGAATAGCCCTCATGCTCTGCGAAATATACAGCGCCTTTATTCTTCGTCGGCATTTTCTTCATCTCCCTCTTCATCATCGTCAGCGATGTTATTCGTCTGGGCGGGTATGACGTTCTTCATAAGTTCGTTCTCCACCGCAAGAGCAGCCATATTATCCTCCCAGTTTTCGCCGTAGTACTCTCTTGTGATCTGCTCGTTAGTTTTCCAGCCATGTTGAACCAGCATCACATTTGACTCGGCTTCTTTCTTGGGGTCAAGCTGTGTAAGCGCCGGACCGTCCCACCGCGCACTGCACCAAGCCGCTCGGATAAGAGGGTCATCGAAGAAACCCGGTGCCCTTATCCTGCCGCGTGCAACAGCCTCAGCAAGCCAGACCTCATAAACAGGCTGGCAGAAGTCATTAACGAACCAAGAACGGCGCATTTTAATGACTTCCCACGCTTCTTCAAGCGCGCCCTTGGAAGCAGAATAGGACGCGGTGAACTCCTTAAGCAATACCTCATGCGGCATTTCAAGCGCCGCGCCTATCTGCCGCGCGATCGACTTGGTGAAAGTTTCATACCCGGCAGTCGGTATATTAGGATTGCCGAATACGATTTTTTCGCCCCTCTTCAGCTTGACGATATTTCCGGGCGCCATTTCCGGCTCGTCCTCGTCTGAATCGCCATCATCGGAATGGTCGAACATCGGCATATCAGTCGAGTCCGTTTCCGTTTCTAACCAGCCGGTAAAATACGTCTGAACGATTGCAGCTGTAAGTTCGCTTTCCGTGTATCTGCGGTTCTGCAGGAGCATTTCGATGACTGGGGCGAGATACGAAACACCCCGATACTGGTCGGGGCGCTCTGAATCCATGATCTGCAATATGTTAGGCAGTCCAGTCTTTTTGCTGACTGCCTCGACTCTGACCCAGTTAATGTCCTTAAGCACGGTCGAATACGGGTAACCATTGCAGACATGGTAAGCTACCACTCTTCCGCTGGCGTCCACCTCTACGCCGTCATGCACTTCATTGTCGCCGTTCTTTCCCTCTGTAACTGAAAAAATACCGTTTGAAACAGAGCATAACGGCGTGCTTATCCTGTCAGCCTCTATCATCTGCACACAAAGGGAATACGGATTAAGCCGGGTAGGCTCCCGCCTTTTCAGCAGGGCAAACACATCGCCGCTCATCAGCCATGATTTCACGGCTAACTGCTGCATTTCATAGAAATTGTTTATGCCCAGCGCGTCACATGACGACTTGTTCAGACACCATGCCCGGAATTCAGCCTCGGTGCGTTTGCACCATTGCCTTGCACTTTCCGTTGAAAGTCCAAGCAGTTCCGCGTCAAGACTGCACTTCATTCTAAGTCCCGGACCGACTATCTTCGTGCGGTTGGTATTCACAGCGGCGGCAGCTATCGGAGATGCCATATACAGCATTCGTCCGCGCTGGCGCATGGTGGCATTGTGAAAGTCTATATCCTCTATCGGCGCTCCCGAACGCGCATTGAAAGCCCTTAATGACCTTTTAGTAAGCGAAGCTCCAGCGTCGCCGTACCCGCTTGCATATACATTTGAGCCGCTCAAAAACGTCCCCCCTTTTTTGTGGAATAGCAAAGGCACGCCATTTGAACGGGCGTGCCTTGATTTATTAAATTGTAGATTTCACTTGTCGGCAATTGCGGCTCATGCGCCGTTTTTGCCCATAAAAAAAGCACCTCTTTCAAGGTGCTAATATTTGTATTTTTTAGATTTTTTTGAGATTTTTTCAAAAAAGCTATTGACAAACACGTTATAACGTGGTATAATAATATTGTCAGAAGGGAGGTGAAAGCGATGGACAATAAAATAAAAGAGCTCACCAAGTTGCTCGAACAGCTTGACAAGCTCTTGACCCAGGTGGTGAAAATCCTCATCACGGTCGGAACCATCTGGGCTATAATCAAGGGAACGTTCTTCTAAACGTTCCGCTCTACCGGGGCGAAAGCCCCGGCAAGAGTATTATAACACATTTTCAAAAGGAGGTCAATAGTATGAGCGAAAAAAACAGAACACTTCTCAAGCTGATCTGGCACATTGCAAGCATCTCCATGTCTGTGGTGGCTATAGTATTCTTAATCTGGTTCTTCTTCGTAAAGTAAAGGGGGATTTTTATGTTTCTGTATATCAAGGCATATCGGCTGCGTGCAAAGATTTCCGTGCCGAAAATGTCTGAACTCACAGGCATACCAAAGCGCACCATTGAAGACTTGGAAAAACGCGGCGACTGCCTTGTTTCCAATGCTCTGAAAATCACCAATGTGCTCGGCATCACCCTTAACGACCTGCTGACACCGCCGCCTGACGCCGCTGAGTAAGCCGTTTCCACATTCAAAGCGCCTGCCCACAAGCAGGCGCTTTTTCTTCGGTGAAGAGCCGCATACGCCGCTGCTGCCGCGCACACAGCCCTCGGAGAAATTATGAACTCTGCCGTGAAAGCCCCCAAACCGGCAGAAATCAAGGCGCGATCAAATTCGCGCCCTCTTTTCTGCTGATTTTTGAAATTGATTGCAAAAATGATTCATCTGTCCGTGGGAATTATGCCCACGGTCTTGCGCGTTGCCTTGCCGTGCAGGATAGCGTCATAGTATGCCTGCCGGTCAACAGCCTCTTCCAGCAGCTCGTCAAGCTTGGTCATGTCGAACTTGGTGATCTCCATGTCGCCGATCTTGTACGATTTGACACCGCCTGATGTAAGCGACTCCTGCGCCTTGATAAGTTCGTCTATACGCTTTGTATAATGTTCATACATTTTACGAGCCGTATTTTTATTAATCATCGTTATCATCACCAATCATCGTAAAACTCGCTTTTCTTGCGCTTACGCGGCTTTGCTTTCTTCTCTTTCATGGGAATTGACGCATTTTCTTCGCCCGGCTTAGCCGTTCGGAGCTTCTGCTCTATCGCGTCCCAGTCAGGCGAAAGTATCTCGCACGCCGCAAGGTTGTAGTTCCGGATATCAAAAGCCTCGTTGCGCTCATGTCCGGGGATCTTCTGCCATTGCCAGGGGTGTTTCAGTTTCGGAACATACGCAAGGTGTTCCGACATCAGCTGTTTAAAGAATTGCTTGCCGTAATCGTCGCGCAAGGGAAAGTGACAGTAGTTAGCGCCAGGCGACTGAACGCGGAGGTTGTCCACAATCTTCTGCTTGCCGGCGTTAACGCCTATCTCATACACCCACACCTGCCCGATAACCTTGCCATTGACCACGATTTTTTGTTTCTTGGGCGGCGCGGTGTACGGTATATCCGGACGGTTCGCGCCCTTTATCGCAAACACATGGTCATATTGACGGGCAAGACAGTGCTGGCGGACTTCCTGTGTAAAGTGTCCGCCCTCGTCAATAAAAGTAAGCGAGATTTGCAATGAAACCCCGCTTTTGAACTTGTATTTGTGAGATAAGACCTCGTCAAGCCGCTCCCAGACTTCCTCCGTGTCGGGTCGCCCCAGGATAACGCCTTTCTTTATGCCCCATGTTTCGCCAAAACGTCGATGTCCTACCACCTCATATTCCAGGCGGTCGTCCTGTGTATCCACACCGCAGGTGAGCAACAGTACGCCGTCCGGCACTTCTGCCTCGTAGACTTCGCGCCGCGACATAACATCATCTTCCGATGCCATGTCGCCGCGTTCCTCCCAAAGTTCGCCGAACTGCGTGTTATACACGACCTGCAGCTTGCTGGAATCCGTCCCGGCTTGCAGAAACTGCAGCACTATCGACTCCCAGGTTGCCCACGGTGAAACCCATGCAGTCAGCCAGAATGAGCGCGTTTTGTGATGCTTTCTGGCTTCGGGAACCGTGGCGACCCATTTCGCCGGCTGACTCTTCATCGTGTGTTCGTCGGATATGCCGCCGCATTCCGGACACACATAGAAAATCTCTGAGATGTGGAATATCTTCTTGTCGCCCTTTTCGGCTGCCTCGTACTCAAATCTGATATTATCAAATGTGATCTCGACATATTCGCCGCAATGGGGGCATTGGGTTTTCCACCGCTCCATCGTGCCTAAGTTGTAAGAGTTTTCGATAGCAGACGCCCCTTTAACAGTCGGCGTTGAAACCTCGACCATCTTCTTGTTGTAGAACGTTCTCGTTCTTGCAACCGCCAGCTCCCACGGGTCGCCCTCAGAGCCTGCACTCGTCGCCCACCTGTCGCGCTCGTCGCCGAATACATAACGGATAGGCATTGATGAAAGATCGTGCGCCACGTTCGAACCAGTCATGACGAGCACGCCGCCGGGGAACGACTTCTGCCGCTTGGTGTTCGCTGCGTCGCGTGACTTGGGATCAGCGACTTTGCGCTTAAGGCAGCGCGTTTCACGGATCATCGGCGCAATTCTCATTTCCGAATAGCGCTTAACATCGTCAATCGTGGGCTGTATCAGCAGTATTGGTCCGGGGTCCTGGTCTATGCAGTATCCGACCATGTTGTTAATGGTTTCAGACTTGCCGACCTGCGACGCGGCGACAACTACGATATGCTCGATAAGCGGGTCAGTAAAACTGTCCAGTATATCAAACATATACGGAGTTCGCGAAGTCCGCCACTTGCCGACTTCCGCCGATGATTCGGAGGTAAGCCGGCGGTTCTTGTCCGCCCACTGTGATACGGTGAGGTCTTCCGGCGGTTTCATGCCGCTTAGGATCTTCGCAAGGCAGGCGTTCAGCTTGTTCACCCGATCTTTTTCTGATTCTCGGAACACACCGCCACCTCCCGCCGCTCAAACCCCTTTCTGACACACGGATTTATTGATATTATCGCCCGAATTAAAGCCGCATAGGGCTTGGTGGGTACGGTGGGAATCGAACCCACATGATCCGGATTAAAAGTCCGGTGCTCAACCATTGAGCCACGCACCCGAAAAGGCGGGAACGGCGGGTCCTGCCCCCGCCGTTCATGCACAGCGATGGTTGATATTCCCGGAGCGTTGGCGCACGCCGGGAGCATGGAAAGGAAACACCGCCCGCACAAAAGCGGGACAAACAATTAGCGGGCGGCAGCGGGGATTGAACCCGCCGGCAGTGGGCTGAACCAGTATAAATACTGACTTTTTACCATGACCGTATCCCGACATATACCACCGTCCCAAGACAGCAGGGCGGACTTGAACCGCCGACACGGGGTGTGCTTTCCCCGGCTCTACCAACTGAGCTACTGCCACACGAACACCACAGTTCCACATCGGATAATGCGCTCCCGCACTACCTCTGTTTCACCGCGAACGGATGAGTAGTCCGCGCCTGTGCCGTGTATTGTATACACAACGTCTTGACAAGAGCCTGCGGATTTGCACCGCACGCGCTAAGGCGCGGCACTGTGCGGCTCTGAAATCTGCGCAGGGTCAAAGGAGAAAGCCCCTGCGCCTTGTATCGTCTGCGCGGTGTTGCAAGTCCGCGCTATTACTCTGTTTGAATCGAACAAAAATACCGCTTGGGCGCGGTGATCAGACTGGTTGAATGTTGGCTCTGTGTCCGTCGCCTCAAACGGTATTTTTTCGATTATATTGTATCACAAATATAAAGGGACATGGGGGACATTCGGGACAAATTGCAAAAATATCTGAAAAAGATATTATCGAATAAGCTGTATTTACCCTCTGAAATCCGGTGCTTACTAACTTCACGCCGATTTATTCTTCATCTTCTCCATCGTCGAAGTCAGCGTCAAGTTCACGGTTAGTCCGCTGCCGCACCAGCTCGTCATATCTTTTCGGATCATACTTGTATTCGGATAAGTCCTTAAGGATCTCATGAACCTCATGCTCAATGATCTTCTGCACCTCGGCAGGCTCGGAGGACGCAGCGCAGTCAGTGGCACATCTTCCGGCAAGAGCCACAAGCCCGCCGCGAACGAAGTAGAGCAGGTCGGCGGTCATTTTCTGTACGTCCTCTGAACGGTGCATTTTGCCCTGGAATTCCTTTGCCTGCATTTCCGCGATGACCGCCTTGGACTCCTTGAGTTTTGCCTCTGCCTTTTTCCGCTTAAGCTCCACATCAGCGGTATCATCATCGCTCCGGCGCGATTCCAGCGACGCGCAATAAGCCCTCATGGTTTGTGTAAAGTCGTAGAGTGCACCGTGCTTTGTCTTGGTTTCCTTGATGATCCCACGCGCTGTTATGTCGCGGATCCATGACGTAGTCTTTCCGGTCGCCGCTACAATGTCGGCGGTCTTCACGAATATCTGTGCCCCGGCTTTCAGCGAGTATATGATCTCCGCCGGCTTCAAGTTCGCGGGACGTGCGTCCTGTGCCGCCTCTGTACGCGCTTCTTCCTCCATAGCATCCAGCCTTGCCGCCGCGTCAAGCACCGCGCTGTCGCTGCTCACAGAGGGAACATCAGCCGCTTTCCTGCGTGGCGTGCGCGCCGGCTTATCTGCGGCGGCTTCCGGCGCTGTTTTCTTCGTAGCCTTGCGCTTGGTGTCCGCACTTCCTTTCGCGGTGCTTTTAGTCTGTTTCGCTCCGCTTGAACCGCCTTTTTCACTACTTTTAGCGGGTTTCGCTCCGCTTTTCGCCGTTTTCTTGCCGCTAGGCGTGGCTTTTGCCCCGCCCGGAACTGGCTTTGTAGCCGCCTCCGACACCGTTTTTTTGACCTCGGTTTCCTGTGCTTTTTTCCTTGCCATTTTTCTAATACCCCCAAAAATATTTTTTTCAATTCAAGTGACCCGTTTTTTTCTCCATGACTAGGCGAAAATTGGGCGTCGGCGAGCCTCACCTCACCCCGCCCCCGGGTCACAGTACCTTGAGGGGGGTTCACATCGGCAAAAGGCAGGAATAGCGCCCTTGCGCCGCTCTCTGCCATTTTATTGATGCCGTGTTGAGGTGTCAGTTGTACTCTTTCAGCAGGATAGCAAGCGCCTTTTCCGCTTCTGATGTCTGAGGTTCGATGTCCTCGCCTCGGTCGTAGTTGTACACTACTTTGCTGTCCTGGACAAGTGTTAGCTTTGAGATCCTGCCGTTGTCAATTCCGAACTGGCTTTCGTTCTCGTAGTGTTTCACCCAGTAGCTCACCGATGTCATGCCGCCGTTGCTGCTCGGTATTCCTATTGCACCTTTTGTCCACATATTCTTTTCCTCCTGCTTGATGTGTATTTCCTTTCGGTGTGTCCATATTAACTCTAAAGGGACGAAATTGCAAGCGATTGCAAAAGAATATCCTGCACAAAGATTTCGCGGCTATCATGTGTATTTTACCTTTTGTAGCAGCGGTGAATGATGTCGATGATCTTGCTCTGCTCCTCGGCTGACACTCCGATACTCTTCAAAGCCTCTCTTGTGCCGCATTCCGGGCATATGAGCGTGTGACCGTCATCGCGCGATATTGCAGGCGGTGCGGTATAAATCGCGCTGCACTTGGGGCATTGCGCCGCTCTTCTTGATGTTGTTTTTTTCATAGTGCTGCCTCCTCGCTTCTCTTTACTGCGTCCATCAAGATATTGATATCAAATCCGAAATCTTTGTAGCCTTCTCTGCAAGTGTTGATGTACACCGGACTTGGTATCCCTATCTGCCTATCCTCATGCATGATGTAAGCAAAGCAGTCGCGCACGCCCAAATCCTCGCCGTCCCTACCCCATATCTGCTGTCGGAATTCCTTCTTGTAGTAGAATGTAGGGAAACCCTCGTAGCGGTCTAAGGCGCTAATGTCGCGCTCTGTGACCGCCCATACGCCCACGGGCACGCTAGAGCCTTTGCGCCGCTCAATGGTCAGGTATGCCCCGGTCTTGCTCCCTTTGAAGAGGAGCTCATAGTCTTTGATTTCAGCCGTTCCGTAGAATTTTGCGTCTGGACAGCGTATGATCATCTGAACAATGTTGAGGTTGCTGCCATAAGCCAAGTAGAGTTTTTCTTTCATAAAAATACGTCCTTTCTGAAGAATTGCCCTTCTACCACCCTAAGACCGCCGAAGCGGTCAGGGGAGGTTTGCCGGGGTCATGCAGTTCTGCCGTTTCGGAAAGCTCCGTCGCCGCTCAGGCGGTTCGTGAAGGTTTCTCTTGCGGTCTTGAACTCGTTCCCGATAAATCCAAGGCGAAGGAGCCAAGTGCGCATCGCGTATTTAGGATTGTCCACCTGCTGGGGCTTGGGGCTTGCGCTCTTTGCGTTCTTTGCCATCGCACTGAGCGCTAAACAAAGCTGTATGTAGCTCTTGAGCTGTCCTGCGTGAAGTCCGTTCTGCCTTGTGCCGCTCGGTGCATCAAATTGGAAAAGCCTGAACTCAACCGTGCCCTTGGTGAAAGTGGCGTGCAGGTTAAGCATGTGGTATCTGCTGTCGTTGTAATGCGCTGACCGGCCGTAGCTTGCGTTCTGGCTAGTGTACCAGATGTCCGCAAGCTCCGCCATGGTCTGGGGCTTTTTGCGGTTTAGCTGGTCGAGAAATGCGGGGCTTACCGTGCGGCAGTAGCGGTTCATTCTTCCTCTGTCAAGGTTGAGGGCGCTTGCTAAAAGGCTTTCGTGGCTTGCCATTATGTTTGCGAGGTTTCTGAGGCTCTGAGGCGTGTGTCCCTGTGCGCCGATGTGAACGTGTACCCCGCAGCCCCTTGTTGCGTCGCTCTTGGCTCCTGCCTTGCGAAGTCGGCGAATGAGTTCCTGAAGTGTTTCGATATCGCTGTATTTAAGGATCGGAGTTACCATTTCGCACTTTTCACCGTCAGGTCCGTGAATGCTTACGTCTTTCTGAAATTTCCATTCGCGCCCCTCGCTGTCCCAAGCGGAGAAGGTGCAGTATCCGTTGCGGCCGGCGGTGTTTTCGTGGCGGTGCGTTCCGAAGAACTCAGCGGCGATCTGTGCGGCTTTCGCTCTTGTTATATTGTTCATCTCGACCTCAACGCCTATGGTCTGGTTCTTAATGCCCTCGATCTGTACCTGTGTGTTTTTCATTGTCGTGTCCTCCGTTTGGCTTTGTTTTCCCTTTCGGTGTGTACATATTAACTCTAAAGCGAGATAATAGCAAGCGGTTTAGGAACAATATATTACACGAAATGTACAGCGGAATTATGTGTATATTATGCCGCTCGGTGCTGCCTGCTGACCAGCTATATATTAACTCCGAAAGGGACACATATCAAGAGAATAAACTCACAAACTTTCAACATTCAACTGTGAATAGTAAACAATGCCAGAAAGAACGAAGAAAACGCAGGGCAAAGCAACTCCATTCCCCCACAGCTTGTATTCCGCTGAATCGCTGTGAGGACTTTTAAGCCATGCACGGAGCTGCTTATCTGACTTTACCTTGTTTGAGCCGCTCGTTATATTTCGGTGAACTTCAAATACCTGTCGCCAGAATTCAAGCTCACCATCGGTCGGATCTGCTGTTTCGAGGTCGGTGCACCACCAATCCGGAAAGCCTTGCAGCCGGGCGCACTCTGTAGGCATGAGCCGCCGGACGATGTATCGAGGTTCTTCCGCAACGGTCGGCGGATCCTTATAGTCAGATGCCACAAGAGTGCCTGCAACATTCTCGGTAGCTTCTGTGTGGTATGAGTTCTTGCTCGTACTGTATACCCGCGCCGACGAAAAAGCTACAGCGTGACGGTCGGTAGCATTCAGCGTGAAAGAAACGTCCTCGTTCACTCCGCTGCCTTGCGGTCCGTTCTTGTCCGTTCTGCCTATCATCGAGCCCTGGACGGATACAACAGCAACCCCGCCTTGGTTGGAGTCCGGCGCATTACCGCCGGTATCTATTGTCCGCGACGTAGTAGTTTCATAGCAATTATGCCTGGCATTCTTTGTTCCCTCGGAGGTAAACCTTACATCAAAGCATCTCGTTTCTTTGGTCACAACAAACGGCTGATTGTTCCCGCCCATTCCATAGGTCGAACTTACTGTCGGAGCGACATCAAGCGGTCCGGTATACCGTGTGTCCTGTGAATGATTTTCGTAGACAGTTGCTGGTATCGTCCCAGCGCGGAGCGTGGGCGAGGTTTCTTCCTCGTAGCCGATTCCACGTGCTTTCGCCGAATGCTCCGCGCAAAAGCCGGCAGCGTTCATTAAGCCCCCGCTTGCCGCTCCAATGCCGCTTTCAGCAGCGGCGGCAGTTCTTTGCCACGCGCGGAAGCCCTCAGAAGAATACCGCGACACGCCCTCGGACTCAAACAGTATCTTTCCGGCGCGTTCGGAATCAAGATCTGCGACAAGGTAGATGCGTTTTCTTCTCTGGGGTACTCCCCAGTATTGAGCGTCGAGGACTCTCCAGGCAACGGAGAAGTCTTTTGCCATGATATATCCTGCTGCTGTCCATCTCTCATATTGAGGAACAGAAACGGTTTCATCTTTGATTTTACACAGGCTTTCGAGGACGCACCGAAAGTCCTCGCCGCCGTTTGAGCTGAATGCTCCGGGAACGTTCTCCCACACGCAGTATCGCGGGTATTTGCCATTTGTTGCACACCTCATTTCCTTGATTATCCTGACTGCCTCATAGAACAAGCTGGAACGTGCGCCGTCCAAGCCGCTCCTCTTTCCGGCAATGCTCATATCCTGACACGGACTGCCAAATGTGATAATATCGACAGGCGGTAGTTCCGCGCCGTTAAGCGCAGACACGTCGCCGTAGTGTTCCATCTGCGGAAGTCGCTTGGTTGTGACACGGACTGCAAATGGTTCTATTTCCGAGGACCACAGCGGAGTTATTCCCGCAAGCACTCCACCTAGAGGAAAGCCGCCGCTGCCATCAAACAGACTGCCTAAAGTCAGTTCACTCATGCTCCACCGCCTTTGCAAGTGAAGCATACGGGATTTTTTCACCGTTTCGCTCTACAAATACATCGTCAGAACGTCCGGTATCATCAACATATCTTCGCAGGATAACGGAAGCGTACTTCTCGTCCAGCTCCATCGTATAGCATATCCGGTTTGTCAGCTCACACGCCATAAGCGTTGAGCCGCTCCCTCCGAACGTATCAAGCACGATAGCATTTTCCTGCGAGGAATTCTGAATGGGGTATGATAAAAGGTCAAGGGGCTTCGAAGTAGGGTGGTTCGCGTTCTTCTTGGGCTTGGCAAAGTTCCAAATGGTAGTCTGCTTTCGGTCGGAATACCATGAGTGCTTGCCGTTTTGCAGAAATCCATATAGAACCGGCTCATGCTGCCATTGATAGTCGCTCCGCCCTAAAACCAGACTATCTTTGACCCAGATACAGCAGCCAGCGAGATGAAAGCCAGCGTCAACGAAAGCCCGGCGGAAATTCAGTCCTTCCGTATCAGCATGGAAGATGTATGCCGCCGCTCCCTTTTCAAGGCAGTCGACCGCCACGGTGAAAGCCGATTTAAGGAAGCTGTAGAAATCTTCGTCCTTTATGCTGTCATTCTGAATGGTCAAGCCGCTCGATGATTTGAACGATACGCCATACGGCGGGTCTGTCAGGAGCAGGTTCGCGCGCTTGCCGCCCATCAGAGCGGCAACATCATCGGCGCTGGTGGCGTCGCCGCACATCAGGCGGTGTCTGCCTACCGTCCATATATCGCCGCGCTGCACAAATGCCGCTTTCTCCAATGCGGCTGACAGGTCGTAGCCGTCATCTTCAACATCAGATTTGCTTTTATCATCGAATAAGTCTGCAAGTTCCTTTTCGTCAAAACCTGTGATGGATAGGTCAACACCCTCGCCTTGCAGGTCTGACAGCTCCACAGCAAGCAACTCATCGTCCCAGCCTGCGTTAATGCTCAACTTGTTGTCTGCGATTATGTATGCGCGTTTCTGCGCCTCGGTGAGGTGTGATTCCTTGACGCAGGGTATTTTCTTTAAGCCCAGCTTTTGCGCGGCGTAAAAGCGGCCGTGACCGCACAAAATCGTGTTATCCTCGGCAATGACGATAGGGGCGAGAAACCCGAACTCTTTTATTGACGCGGCAATCTGCGATATTTGTGCAGAGGAATGCGTCCTGGCGTTTCGAGTATAGGGGATAAGCTCCTCAACGTCCGCAAGGTAATAGTTCAGCTCGTTATTCACCGTAAACCACCTCCCGAACGTATGTCGTCGGCGTGGAACGTGATTCTTTAAGCTGAAGATTAATTTCACTCCGTATCGCGATAACCTGTTTCATATAAGATTGAGCCATCACTACATACGGGGACTGAATGGGCGCACCGGTGGTCGGGTGCTTGGCGATATAGCCATACTTCGAGATAAGCCGCTCAAGGTGTATCCATCGAGCTACGGAGAACGCATACTGCTCGACCATCTGCATTGATACAGCATTCTTTATACCGCGCGAATCAAGCCATTTGAGCGTGTCCTTTAACACCTCATCGGCTCCAAGCTCGCTGCCATCGCGCTGTATCTCTTTCAGATACTCCTTGATAGGCGGCATCTCTACCGCTTTGATTTCTTCGCCTTTTTTCCTGGGTAACATAAAGCCTCCTCAATTTTATACTGCGCCCGGGCGAGAACGCAAAAATTGAGGAGTGCATTGCATCTGATTATGTTTTCATTATATCACGCATTGGACGGGACATGGGGGACATTGGTGACAACTTAATCAGGATTGTCCGATATGTAGCGATAATACATCTTCTTGACGGAGTCGATGGTGTTCCCCCCACCGAGTTCCACCGCAACAGTCCTCCAGCTTTTATGCTTGAGAACTCGCTTCTCCATGATGCGCTTAATAAGCAAGTCGTTGATACGCGCGATATACCGCTCAATCCTGACTTTCAAAGCCTCATACTCCCTGACTTCATTGCCAAGCTCCGTCTTGAGGTGCGCCAACTCGATAAAGCTGTCCTCAATATGGTTGCGCGGTGTCGGGTTCTTCGGCACACCGCTCGTATCGAAGGAGCTGGAACCACAGAGTTTTGCTTCAATTCTCGCGATTCTCTCTTTATCATCTCGAATAGCGTCCTCCAGCAGGTAATATTTATTTAATTCTGCTACCGTCATAATATCGTCCAATCCCCTTTATTAAAGATATCCGTTGTCTTTTGCGAATGTGTTCATCTTCTTAAGCGTTATCTTCCCCACGCCCGGAATATTGGCATTTGCAAACGCCTCGAGGAATTCAGCAACACTCTTGGTCGAAGTGGCCTGCTCCTCAAATGCTGTAGGCGGCTTACTTGCCGCCACAGATGCAGAACGAACCTTTTCGACAAGCTGAGCGTCAGTCATTTTGCGGAGTTTCACCGCCTCGTCATGTATGCTCACTTCTTCCGGGGTTCTCCTGCAATTTCTCTTCTTAGCCATAAGTTACACCTCCCTGTGAAATTGATTGCAAACAGCTATTTTTCATCAAGGTATGAGAGCAGCGTTTGTTGAGCTGACTCAAATCCATAGCACACCTCGACTGCATATCCGTTGTTCTTCAGCTTTTCTATCCATGTGTTCTGTGCATTAGACGTTCTCCCCTTGGGAGCTTTCATCTCGATAAACAGTCCGTGATAAGCTCCGCGCGGAACAGGGAGAAACAGGTCGGGAACACCCGCCTGCACTCCCATCGCCTTGAACCTTGCGGCTTCGACCTTGCTGCGCTTACCGCCGTTCGGAACATGAAACAGCAACGACAACTCGGGGTGTCTGCCGCTTTCGAACTGCACCCAGCGAATAAGTATCATCTGTTCGTTATCTTCTATGTGCTGCATTTATACCCCCAGAACGCGCGACGCGTACATATCGGCAGTGTGAGTAAAGAGTACGGCCGGGTACCGTTCAACCGCTCTGCCGTAATATTCCCATTCTTTCTGATCGGTAAACGACCCCATGTGCCAGCGAACACACGCTATCTCCTGTTCAGTGAGGGTAATATGCCGCTGGAGCATTATCAGTGACTTTTCGCCATGACCTGTGAGTATCTGGTTCTTGTTCCATTCCCACTTGTCGCCGGCCCAGTTGTAGCAGTAGTCATCGACCTTGCAAAGGTCATGGAACATTCCGACAAGCCAAGCGCTCCTGCTTTCGTTCCACTGCAATCCGAGGTTTCGCGTATATTTCTCCAGCTCGGCTACAACTTGACTAGAGTGTATATAAAGTCCACCGCGCTGGTTTCCATGATGTCCAAGGGAGGCTGGAGCAGCGAAAAAGCCGTGTGCCTTGAGCCAAGATGGGAAATTTTCAGGAACGTCAACGCATTCTGGATAATTGAAAAAGTCGGAATAGTTTTCCTCGTTTACCTTTGCAAGTTCCTTGTGATCGTCGCCGAAACAGCTAAACAGGAACTCCAGCTTTCTCTTCGCATCGGCACAGGGCTTGAGCTTGCCACTTTCCCAAAACTCGACCTCGCTGGGGATTTCATCAACAGCATAGGCTACCTGCTCAATGGTTAAGCCTTTTCTTTCTCGTAAATTTTTCAACTGACTTCCTATTTCGTTATTCATTTTATCCTCCATCAGAATGGGTAATCATCGTCCGGTGCATTGTTTCCGACTATGGGCGGTGGGTCTGGAGCAGCGGGCTGTTCCTTTGCGCCGCTCGGTGCGCTTGATGTCTTTGAGCCGCCGAAGTTCGCACCCTCCACATAGATTTCGGTTTTGCTGACCTTATTTCCTGCTTTGTCGGTGTATTCGCTGGTTCTCAGAGAGCCGTTGATTATTATCATATCACCTTTGCCGAAATGATTGCAGATGAACTCAGCTGTATGACGGAAAGCTACGCAGGAGAACCAATCTGTTTTGTAGCTTCCGTCAGACTCTTTGTAATTGCGCTTGACGGCTATCCGGAAAGAAGCGCTTGATATGCCGCTCGGCGATGTGTTCAGTTCGGGCGCTGCTCCAAGGTTGCCCTGCATGCATAAATTATTCAGCATCTTCCTCGTCCTCCGTGTCCTCGTTCTCGTCGAACGTGTACTGATGTTCGACCCCGGAATCGCTTGCCGCTCTGCGTTCCTCCTCAGCTGCCAAAGTATTCAGATAAAGACTCATGCAGTTGTATATCTTGGTCTGCGATTCCTGCCAGGAGTCCACCATTCCTTTTGGAATACGAAGTGACGGAATCATTGCAACCAACTGTAAACCGTTGTATACAAGCAGATATGTAGCACCGTCCTCGCCCTGAATAAGCACCTTTTGTGTATATTCTGTTTCAACGATGGGCGAAAGCAGCTCGGCGGGAATAAACGCAAACGCAGTCTGGTCTTTGTCGACAACGACTTTCATCTCCTCATCTCCGAAGAATGTGGAGTGTATTTCGATTTCGTCGGCTTCAAATCTTCTGTATTTGCAGGCCGTTTTAACCTTTTGGGCAAGTATACACGCTCCGTCACTATCGTCCCATGTATTGTCGATTGTCTTTGCATTGAAATCGAACATGGCACAAGCCTGTCCATACGTTATCGAAGGCAAATCGGAGATGTCGTAAAGCCCCCAATTTCCTCCGAGCCACTGCTGTGACCGCTCGTTGATCGTAGAGGTTATGCCAAGGTAATGTGCCTTTTTCACGAGCTTTGCGAGTTTCTTAATTATCATGTTGGTACTCCTTTTTACCCATTATTAACTACCACTCTGCAAGTGTTCACGGCCGTGCCGCTCTCCTTGAACGAGCTTTCCGGCAGCGGCTCAATGGTACCGCCATAGCTTTCCACAAGAGCGCGGAACTCTGTTGTGCGCTTATCAGTGCGGAACAGCACCGACGCCGACATGATTGCAACAACACAGCGTGTAGCCATGTGTATTGCCTTGGTGACGTGGATAATGTCCTGCTGTTTGGCAAACGGCGGATTCATTACGATCACGCTGTACTGCTTGTCCGGTTCGAACGTCATGAAATCATCATGCACCAGTTTGAACCCCTGTTCTTCAAGGAAAGCGCGGTTTTTCGAATTAAGCTCCACACAGTCACAGCCGGGCATATACTTGGCGATTGCTCCTCTGCCTGCCGAGGGCTCAAGGCACACATCGTCAGGCGTGATGTGTGCCAGCCTTACTGTTTCGGCGGCAAGCTCGTCCGGGGTCGGAAAGAACTGATATTCTGCTTTCTCGCTGGTGTATTCGCCAGTGAGGATAATGCTCTGCAGGATATCCTCTACATCGTCAGCGAAGACGTGGCACTTCTTGGGGCTGTTCCACTTGCCGCCGATTGCCGAAAGCACCTTGCTGACCTGCTGATATGTCTTTCGGTCAAGTTGTTCTGTAAGGCGCAGCGTGTTGCCGCTCACTTCTGCTTTTGCAAGCACTTCAATTATTACGCTGTCAATTCTCATGTCTTTATGTCCTCCAACATAAGCTGTTTTATTTCCTCGGGCGCGTTGTCCCACCCGGATTTTATGGTTGCTACTATCTGATCAAGAGTACGGTTCTGTTCCTTGATGAGTTTGGAAGCTCTTTTCTTAAACCAACCCGCCAACTCGATTGGATTGTCCGGCATATTCTCCAGCTTGTCTACTGACTTCATATTCTGGAATGATGATGCAAGCAGCACCATCTTCTCAACTGTTTCACGCTGCTTATCGGGAACGATGTATACCAAGGGTAATTTCTCGATCTCTGAGCAATCGAGCTTTCGAGAAAAGCCCGTCTGTGTGCCATCGTCAGGCGGTATGCACAATTCCAGCGACGCCAAGAGGCACAGCAGACCGTATTCGGGCAATATTTCCGGAACAAAGCGAACAGCACAGACGTGCCTAGAAAGGACGCAGTCGCCTATATCGTTTATCGCGACCTTTCCGAGCGTTCCCACGGTCGAAACGAGTATATCACCCAACTTGGATATTGTTTCGTTCTCGAAGTTCTCACAGTACTTTTCGCATTTCAGCCGAGCATCTTTCATGCAGCACGCCCCGACAATGTAGGGGATTCCCTTTCCTTCGGTGTTCAGCTTGGCTTTGTCTAGGTTGCGCCCCTGAAATATCACGGCGCAATCTCCTATGGTTATGTATTCGCTCATGATTTCTGTTCCTCGAAATACTTCATTCCGATCAGATCAGCAATGCCAACGCTTCCGTCATCACATGTGTGAGGTGTTTTTCTTCTCACATATGAAAATGCTCCTTTGCCAAGACAACCAACTGCATCTGTGATGCTAATTGCCAAGTGCTTGTCTGTAATTTTCTCTTTTACACCTACAAGAATTTCACCGCAAAGCTTGCACATGTATACTGGCATGTAATACCCGTTTTCGTCGTTATTCATATTGTCCCTCCTGTTCAATTTTCCGACCGCATTCCGGACAAAATCTCAGCTTGTAGCTGCCATAATCGCACCAGCTTTTGACCCTGCCATTAACAATCAACTTTTACCAGCGTTGTTAAATACACCGACTTTATTTCTGATGGAGTATTGACCTTGCTTTTCAGCATTTTGAGATCTTCGCAGAAATGACACCGCTTTTTACTCATTGTGCTTGTTCCCTCCATTTACGGAATTCTGAATCATCTTTGCGAGAAATTCTGTAAATCCCGTATCGCTTTTAGACTCCTGCTCGATAGGTTCCCTTGCGGCATAATGTAAGCAGCAATTTGCGCCGACGCTCTGCTGCGGAAACTCGGCACGAATCAAATCCCTTGCAGCTTCTCCATGTGCCTGGCTGTCAAAAAGCGCGAAATAAAGCATCCCTCTGTCATCTTCATGGAAGAACACCTTGGGATCACACCACCCGACAAACCCGTCCATTTTACGTATTGCGGCCACAACGCGCTTTCTGAATTTATCGAGTGGGAACTCCCACGCAAAAAGCGTAACAGTCCATACTGGACACCGGAACTTTCTTCTGGTCGGGTCACGCTGTATCTTAAGTTCGCCTTTCACTCTTAATCACCTCCAACACGGTTTATGCCTAAAGAAATTTGCTTTAAATTTTTCACAGCTTCAGCCACTCTACCGGACCGTCCATTTTGGCGCCGCATTCTGCACAGAACTTATGATTGGAATACGGAGTATTTCCGGCGCTGACATAAGTGCTATGACACCTCGAGCATTCCTGCGTTTTCCTGAAATCCCCATTAAGCGCTCTATAAGGAGGCTCGTTTATCCAATGTGCATGCACCACCGGTGCAACATCGGCGGCTGGCTCGCTCTGTATCGTTTCGTACGCAGCGTTTATCGCCTCGTCCCAGCCTGCTGTATAGCTTTCGGGTTCTGCTCCGCACCCGCCTATATCGTTCAGAATCTCCAATGCGCGTTCGCGCGTTATGTATTCACTCATTCCTCTGTATCCTCATCAACGTAGTTCTCGCTGAAACACTCCCGGAACATATCAGCCGACAGCTTGTACATTTTCTGGTGCCGTTCCTTGCTGTCTGTGTACTTCTCAGTACTGTGAGCGAGCTGTGTTATCTTTCCTCTGCATGTTTCGGCAGCGCACTCGCCGTTGTATTCGGCAAGACAGCCGCTGCATTCTTCGGTGTGTTCGCTCATTCCGTGTCCTCCTTTGTGGGCTGCTCGGGGCGCACAAACGATACCGCTGCAAGCGCGTCATTTACGCCACGCTCATAATATCTCGCACAAGCATCGACTTGTTCCTGTTCCACACGGCGCCGTTTGTCGTTCTCTGCGAGCAAGCGCTCTTTAATTTCTTTTAATTTTTCGTTAGTCATTTTCGCTGTTCCTTTCAAAGTAAAATTGTACAGTTGGATTATCAGGGTGCTTAATTAACCCAAATCTGGCGATGTTTCTGTAAGTGGCGCTATCCCTCATAAGCACATTCGGAGCCTGTTCGATTACTGCCCGGAATTTCTCAACGTCAAACGTGGACTTGTAGTGATTACAAGCCCGGCACGCCTGATAGAGGTTTGCAATATCGTCTGCGCCGCCGAGGTGCAATGGGACAACATGGTCTGCCTGCATATCCTTGATAGTGATTCCGCAGCCACAGTAAGCACAGCGACCGCTGAATTTACCATAAATCTGCTGGCGTTCAAAAGGAGTAAGAGCCCTTCTTCTCTGTTCAGCCACTGTTATCACCGTCTTTCCGTGACGCTCGGAACATGGGAACATAGCCGTTCCAAACTCTGTACCATGCACAAACGTGCTTCATATCAATGCTGACGTGCTTTTTCTTGGCACGGGAAACGGTGTAGAGATCCTCCGCCTGGATCTGTTTCCAACAGGAGGAGTCCATCATCGGCAATCCGGAACGTCTGCACCACGCAGCACGATATGTTTTGTAGTCGTTGTAACTTTCCTTGGTCTTTTCGAGCCAGTTTGTTGTATCAGCCATTTCAATCCACCTTTATCCTTTCGAACTCAATGACCCAAACCCATGGATTGGCCGCCCAACCGTATACTTCAAGATCTGATTTAGAAACCGTTCCGTTCCATAAGGCAGCAAAGCTGTTAACTAGCCGGCATGTGTTATCTCCGATGAAATCCTTGCAATCTCCGTTGTGATGCATACACTTCTCGCAGGGCTTGTACAAGCCCTCGGCGTTGATGTTGCCAGGTGTGCGGTAATCACCGGTGACAACGTCCTGCACCTTTTCCACCCTCACATTAGTTACCCGCAGGAATATTCGGGCTTCTTCTTTCGGCATATGTATTGAGGGTTTCCAATGTTCAAAACCTGGAGGCTGTTCTCCAGCATGAGCAGATGCTTTGAAATAATAGCATCCATACTCCTTTTTTTCGGAATTGTATCTTCTGTGACCGTTGGGATCGGCGCACTTGCCATCATCTGTTTCCATACCACAGTCCCAACAAGGACACCAGCTCCATGATTCCCTAACATAGAGAATATCGCCTTTGTATGCTGGTTGTGTCTGTGGACTTTCAAACATCTTTCCGTTTTCGTCATAGTCATATACGCCCGTAAAAGAGCCATCTGACTCTCGGAATGTAACATAAAATCCACACGCGTTTTTGCTCTTGGCTTTTACATACCGCCTTGTCGTTGTTTTAAGTCCATTCAGAATTGCTTGCACCATCTCGGTGTTGAAAAGGATAGGCTTTGCTGTTTTCAGAAGTTCTTCTTTGGTCATGTTGCTCTCTCCTTTTCTCTATCCGGTCGTTCCTCGAACTTCTCACAAGCCTTTGAGCTGATGCCTTTAAGCGTATCGTCGTGAATCTGGCAGTACACGCTTGTACCGTACTTCTTGACGTGGGCATACTTGCAATGACCGCACTTGTTCTGGATTTCATTATTTTTCTTCACAATTTCTCCCTTTCAACAATGGATTGTTTCCGGGCAGGGAATGCTCCCCCACCCGAATTCAATCTGACATTCCCGTTATTAGGTCTGTTCTAATATCGTGCCCATGCGCTCAAGTACCTTCTTAAGCGCAGAAGTAAGCTCGGCACGCTCTTCGGTATCAGCCTCGGACACAGCCTCTGTCGCGGCGGTGAATGCTGTTTCTATCTGCTTAAAGTAGAACTTTACCTTATCACGTGCGCCGCTCGTTGGAGCAGGAGCAGGAACTTCAACCACCTGTGCATTCGATTGCAAAGCAACATTTTCGGCTTTCTGCTTTTCAAGCTCGTCCTTGTACTTCTTTGCGGACTCCTTGGCACCGTCAGCGACCTTGCGCAGTTCGTCGTTCAGAGTCTTGAGGCTGTTGATTTCTTCAGCGAATTTCTTCGTGGTTTCGCGCGTTACGGTCTTTTTCGCAAGCTCAACGGCATTACTCCAGTCCTCATCCTTTTTCTTGCACATTTCATCGCGACCCTGCTGAATGAGTGCGTTCCGTTCTTCCTCGGAGACTTCTGCAGGACGGCTTGCGATTTCTTTATATCGCTGTTCAAGCTCCTCATAGTCGGTTTGCTTCTTTTTCAGCTCGTTAATTTGCTTATCCCGGTCAGCGGTCAGCTTCTTCATCTCGGACTGATGTTCTTTAATAGCTTCCGCTTTTTCTTTGAGAGCTTTGTTGTAATCATCGTTAAGCATTGCGGCAAACCGCTTCAGCTCCTCCACCTGCGATTCAAGTGACGCACTTTCAGCATTCTTGCTCTTTTCTTCCTCAAGCTGTAAGGTCAACTGCTCAAATTTATTGCGGTATTCGTCCACCTTTGCGCTGAGTTCGCGTACTGATAGGGCGTTCACATCGTTATGCCGCATGAGGTCGTCGGCATCCTCATCGTCCAGCTTTGCAATTTCAAGCAGCTTGGTAATACCGAGCTGCTGAAGCTGTCCCAGCTTTTCCTCGCCGAATTTCTCGTAAATCTGTATAAAGTTATAGCCATGGCGCTTGCCTATGCCTATCTTCTTTTCGCAGTACTCCTCGAAATTCTCATACCCCATCTCAGTGAAGAGCCGCTCGTCACGGACTGTCTTGAGATCACGCCCCATCTCTATCATGGAGCTTGCGGCTATCTTGCCATTGGCCATGATCCGCTGCGTAAGCTGCGCCGCTCTGTCCTGACGTTCAGTTGATATTGAAGTATCCGCCTTTTCTGCAATCTCCGTCGTGAATGTCTGCTGTTCCACTGGCTGTCCCTCCTTTTCCTTAGCCTTACGGTAGTGATAGCACTTTTCCGGTGCCGAGCAACATCTTTCAAGCCATTCGCCAGCTTTGCTTTCCTCTGCGAATATCATCTTGGTGTGTTCACATTCGAATTCCATAGCGCCGAGATAGTTCACCTCGGCCTTGCCATATTCGCTGGAGTAGTAGTGGCACGTCTTGCTCATCTTGCGGAATCCGTCCGCAAGCATCTGAAGCTTTTCACCTTCGTTGAATTCGATCCCGTCAACATCTTCGTCCTCGTCATTCGGAACTGCATCCGGCTTGTCCAGAATGGTGTCCGCCGTTTCAACGTTCCAAAGCGGACACTCCTTTTCCGCTTTCTCAGCGTGCCAGCAGCACTGTATCAGAGCCGCACTTTCCGGGTCATTGTTCTTGAAAACTTTTCCGCCGCTCGCCATGTATGAGCAGATGATTCTTGTCGAATCAGCACCGACTTGCTCGGTGCCCTTGTAATACTGGCATGTTTTCATGTGTTACGCTCCTATTCGTATATTCTGTTTGGTTTCTTCCTTCTCGGATGCATCAATCGGTTCCTTTTCCAACCGTTTAGTTACAACCTTAAGCCACTTATCAACAAAGGCTTTGACCTCTGAAGTCGGCAAGACGTTGTGTAGACCGTGATTTTCAATAAGCCTACCGTCGCTGCTTATATTTACAGTAAAATATGGTTCATCGGGTTCATCAATTTTCCTAAGCCCGAAAATGTTTGCAGTTCCTTCAACACACCGCTTGGTATAAGTCTTTACGCAATGATCCAGCTTATTGCTTTCGTTGACAAAGTCCTGTATTGTCCTCAGCGGTCGAATAATAAACTTCTTATCCTTGTATGAAAGCCGCTCAAGCAGTTTCGTTCTTCTCTGCAAATGTTCATTCTGAACCGTAGATTCCTTGATGAATACCAGGTCATTGCACCTGTCATGTTCCCTCTTTATGTCCTGAGGAAAGAATAATTCGCGATTGCCCGTAAGGTCAAATCCAAGCTTCTCCGCTGCCACGACATAATCTATGAAGAAAATACCTACACCGGATTTACGTTGCATTTTTGTCCGCTGCTTTTCAAGATAGTTGCTAAGACGAACAATGGGTAACCGATATTTAAGCATAATCTTTGAAACCTCGCTTAAATGCTCAGCGCATTCGTTACAAAGCTTACAAAATGCCTTAATATCTTTTTCCGTCAGTCCAAGTTCTCTCCACACTTTTACCTGAAAAACAGAAACATCAATTTCAGCGAAAAAAGGAAGAATTGTTTTGCTCACTCCGAGGTATTTATACGGCTTGTTTGAAGAGCATACTCCAAGCCCGTCGGCAGCGCCATAACCATAAATAATTGACTCTGCAAGACTATGTAAACCCTCTTTACCAAGGTTTTCTACAACGGGAGCCGTCTTCAAGCCATTCAGCAATTCTATGATGTGCCTGTTCCACTTTGCACAAAGAGGGGCAATGTCCATGTTCTGTATAGTTGGTATCCCAGTTGCGCGCACCAGTTCAACGAGATTTCCCGGCCAGCATGTTCCGAGCTTCACATACCGAATAGATCTCCGACTAACTTTCTCCCATTCAGCTCTCTTTTCGTAAACCGAGTCAAGCGCTGCAATTTGCTGTTCACGAACAATTTCCCAAAAATCGCGGCGGTATTCGGTTAATTCATCTTTTCTGTTTATTTCGCCTGTATTAATGTCATACTCATAGCGTGTTATAGAAAAGAAGTACCGGCTAAGAAACTTGCCATCCGATAATATCTGATGATATACGGTGTCACAGCTTTTCGCCCAGTCTATCTTACTGGCGCAATATGCTGTATAACGTTTTGCGCGTATATTAATACACTGAATTTCTGCTCCGCACACAGGACATATTCTTTTTGCGTAATCCCTAACTCTGTCCAATTCCGATTCGTTCTTGCATACAGAGCACTTGCCCTTCTGGGTATGCTTGTGGGAGTAGCTGTAAAACCACGGAGCTAATTTGAGCCGCTCGGTAAATATCCATTTCTTCATATCCTCGGGGGTGTCGGAATATGGATACATAAGATCCCTAACCCTAGCATTGCGGCGCTGCGTGGCTTTCTTGATTTTATCGTTGAAGAAATCAACCTGATAATCCGCTAACCAGCTTAACATACTTTTTGGATTGAAGTCGGAATTATGTACATCATATCCTGCAAAAGCGTCAAACCGTTTCAGGAAATCTCCTATTGTCTTATCTGCATCACCATATGGAAACGCATATGCGTCTGCGAAACCGCTCCGTAAAGTCCATGAAAAACTGCAATACCAATCGTAGCCCCATCGTGTCGAAACATTTCCATTGCCTATCTTGAACTCACCACGCTTGAATGCGCCATCACCGAGGTACGCCTCGCTTGCCATTTCCCCGTTCTCGGTAAGAAAATGCCTCTCTCCCAGCGTCCATTCATTTTCTTTTTCGGTGGGCAAATAGAGGCATACGGATAAGACGCAAGTATGCTTTTTAGTGAATACCGTTTCAGCAGTATACACACCAGTTGATTCATAGTTCCTGCTATATCTTGACTTTGATGCTTTCATTTTGAAGGTGATGTTCTCGGTGAACATTGTTCCTGACAGTTCCTTGTATGCTATCATACCAGCACCGCCTTACAGAAGATCATCAAAGCTGATGACAGGTTTCTTGGCGCTCATCTGCACAGGAATCGGCAGCGGCTTTCCCGCTGACACGCTTTCTTCTTTTATGCCGAAATATCCACGAACCCACTTCCAATGCTGCTCTTCTGATATCTTGGATACACCGTAATTCTTGACCTTGGCCTCATTAGCCTTGCCTTTCTTGAAGCAAAACTCTAAACACCCCTCTAAGCTGAGTTTCTTTTCAAGAATTCGCGTATCAAGTTCTGTGTCATTGCAAGCAGTGAGATACTCAAATATCTCACGCTCCATATCGTTGCTCGGTTCTCCGAGCTGCTTAAGTGTTTCGCTGTTCATAAAATTCCTCCTATATAGCACCCCGATTGATTTCGCGCGGCTTTTTGGGCTTTGCGCCGCTCATGTCCGGGGTAATTGACCTGTTTTGTTGCCTGAACCCGCATTACTGCTGAATTCGCTTGTATCTGGCTCTACTCGAGCCTGATCATTCTGAATCTTGCATAGTCACGACCTGTCACGGGGTTCTGACCTATCTCGTAGTCAATAATCTTGAACTTCGGATATACCCTGCTCATGATCATTCTGACCTCGTCATTTCGTGCAGCGTCCTGGATCCTCCGCATAGTTCTTTTCGATACCTTGTTATCATCGACTGTGATTTCAGGACGCTTGAGGTTCTGCGAACAGTTCCAGCTCCGTTCCCACTTCTTCTTGCTGTCGTGTGACTTCATGAGGTAGTTCACCAATGATGTGAAAGTACCGTCATCGTCATACTGCAAGCTTTTACTATTCGTGCGCTTAGCGCATTTCCAAAGCAGTTCAACCTCATCTCTTGTTACTTTGCCTTTTCCACTGTTCACAATCAAGTGATAATGGAACCTCGCTCCATCATTCGTACCCTCAATCACATAAAGATATCTTAATTCTAACCCTTTCTTTATGTACAGACGTTTCATACACCTTATGTAATTGGAAAACTCACGTTTACAATCTGGTATGCCTCTTCGCAGATGTTCATCATCATATGTAAGAACGATATGATAATCTCCCTTACAGAAGTTGTTGAAAAACAGCCATCGAAAGTGCTTTCGGCTGTTGCTGTCGTTAAGGCTCTTGATTTTAGGAGGAGATGCCCGAGTGCGTGTTTTCCTCTTCTGCCTTACTGCTTCCTGTTCTTCCTCCGAATACTCGAAAAGCTCCACCTCTTTGTATCGACTGTTCCGAGCGTCGAATGCCTTTTCCCGGATAAAATTCCGTCTCACTATCATTCCCCCTGACTGTCGAGGGAGTTTTCCGCTTGAAAAATAAAATGTCCGAAAAGTTAATACTCATTACAAGGCCGTCAAAGCGGCTCTACCGCCGCTTTTTTTGAAAACTCCCTATTGACTTTTAAAGGGAAATGATGTATAATTTAAGTAGGATATTTTTAATTCATTTCCCTGTTTTGTTTCAGCCTTGAGTCTTTGCTCAAGGCTTTATTTTTTTGTGTTCGGTTCGTCCTTGCTGCCGAAGTAGCAGTGAACTACCGATGTTTCGTACCCGCTGAAAAATCTGCACTCGTTGCAATGCTCCATGCACACAGGTGCCGCAAATCGAGGACATCTTATCCATGAACCAACTTCATGGTTCGCGCCCTTCTTGCAGATCGGGCATATCTGTGTCGCCATTATGTAACGCTGCCTTTCTTCCAATCATCAGCTCCATCCGGATCCTTGCCCTCGGCTATGCGGCGGTCGCGGATCCTGCCAACTACGAAGCTGGTGCATTCCTCAAAGTACCGCGTCCAGGCAAAAATCTCGTCAGCAGGCAGGTAGCGTATGTCTTGCTGATTGAAAGCGATTGCAAACCGGAAAACGGTGCCGACCTTTTTACGGAGCATAAGCGGATAGTTTCCGCAAAGCTTGTCCAGCGCAATCCAACCACCAAGTTCGCTTTCAGGGACAGCCGACAAAGGAGTACGCGCCGGCGGCTCCTTCGGAGCAGGGGTTGAGGGCTTCAGCGGTTCTTCCGGCACATCAAACTCCGCGTACTCAACGAACACCGGGGTAATGAACGGACTTTCATAGTACTTGTCCGCCATGCGTGCACCTATTTTCGCACCTTTCTCATTCTTATATACTTTAGTAGCAGCAGAAAGCGGTTCAAACCTTGAAACCTGGTTCCCGGTGACTTCGCTTATTGCCAGTCCAGCAAAATACTTGGGCTTTCTCTCAGAGTCATCAGAATCATCGACCGGAACATTGTCCGCCGACTCATCAATTGGAACCTTGTCCTGTATGAGCCACACATTGTGCAGCGTTTTCTTCTCGCTCATCGCCATGTCCTCTCATTTCTGTTGCGCTTGGCTTTCCTGGCTTCCGCAACCGAATCCTTTATTGTTCTTTCAATGACCCACCACAGCACCGGCAGAAAAACGAACACCGCCTCGCCACCCACGCTGTTGGATATGCGTTCGGCATTTGCGGAATCGTTCGCCAGCGTGAAGAGGATCAATCCGCACATCGTGATTATTACGTACTTAAGCACTGTTTCGGCTCTTGTACGCCTTTTATTATTCCTCATCTTGTTCACCGTCCTTATGCTGCTACGAGGCTTGTCCGACTTTTGCAATCGATTGCAAAGCCAGCAAATCACTGCAATGTGATGTGTCTGTATCCACCGGGTTAAAGTTCTCGTCATAGTGGGCGGTTCCGGCAAAAGTTTGCGTAATGCTCTCGTCGTCGTAGTCGCCAATGACTTTCTTTTCGATGAGGGTAACGCGCTTTGATTCTTTCCCCCAAGCATGCATCTCAAAGCGATATTCGATACGATCAAAGTAAATATGAGCCTTAAGCCACTCGTCGCCCCGGCGCTTCGTGTACTTGATTTCGTACTTTCTGTATTCGCCTGCTTCTTTGAGTTCGCGCTTAAGTTCTGCGAGTTTCTCCGGAGCTGTCCACTCCAGATAATTGTAAAGGATTCGAACGAGCCTTTGCTTTCCAAAATAGTTAGGCATAATTTCTCCTTTCTTATGGCTTGCCGTAATGTCAGGGCTTTGAGGCAAGCTGCTTTTCGCGGGCTTTGCGGGCGCACGATTCGCCCCAGATCCTGCCGAGTTCCTTGAGAATATCATCAACCTCTTTCTGCGTCTGAACTACGAAGTTGTCTGCTATCCACCCAAGTTCTCTGCCGTTCTCATCGTAGAACCGTTCTACGATATGCGGTTTGGTTTCAAGTATTTCTTTAGGGGTCGGTCGTGCCATAGTAATCACCTCTTTTCATTGTATGATGATTGGGCTTGTTCACTTGCCTGCGGTTCACATCAGCGCCTTGCAGACGTCTATTATTGCTCCCAGGGCGCTGTCACACTCAATGACAACTGCCTTGTTGCGCCTGCCGCTTCCTGGGGCAAAGTGTATGACCGCAGTTCGTCCACAGCCTTCCTTGGTCACCTTGATATAATCAATGTCCTTGCCCGCTCTGGTGCTCCGCAGGGCGTAGGTTAAAGTGTAGAGCGCTTTTTCAATGTTCTCCATGTGTATACCTTTCTTACGAACGCTTGTTGCCTTTCTTAGCAGCCTCCTGTGAAAGACGGTCTATCAGTAATGCCTTTATTGTTTTGCGATTGAGGTCGCTTGCGCAGTTCGCAAGTGTAAAGGCCTCGCGCTCGTTCGCGGTCATTACCTTTACCGAGATCGCTTCCTCATACATCTCTCTGATGAACTCGGCTGTTGAGAGCACCCAGCGCAGAATCTCTGTCGCGTTTTCGCTATCGACTACCTTACGGTATTCAATAGCAAGTTCATTAAGCTTGTTGTTCAGTTCTGCTGTCGTCAGCACTGGTTTTACCTCCTGATAAGTTCTTCAACGGTAATATTGAGCACCTTTGCAATGTAGGTTATCTCAATATCCGTTACAAATCTCTGCCCGGACTCGATACGCTGTACAGCGTTCTTGTCGATGTCCAGCCCGTTAGCAATAAGTCTGTCGGAAAGTTCGTGCTGTGAGATTCTTAACGCCTTGCGAAGTTCCCTGACCTTTATGCCGCAGATGTTGTTTCTGCCATCGGGGGGTTCTGTTTGTAAACATGTTAGGTTCACCTCCTTGTAATTTCCCTTGTTTCGTGTTACAATTGGCTTATCAGCTTTGCCGAGCTGAAATAATACGAAAGGAGAAATGATAATGGGTATTAATGACCTTCACTTCACGGATGAAGATTTAGATGAACTTGCTGAAAAACTTGCGCTGCTGTACATACAAAAATGTAACAAGAGCTTTTCCAGCCCTAGAGAGTTCACCCACTTCTTCGTGGAAACTCAGGAGCTCATTTCTGAGGAACTTGCGGACATTCGCAGGAACGGATAATCAGCGTTCCTAAACACTGCTCGCACTTGGTGAGCAGTTCCTTTGCCGAAGCAATACTCATTCCGTCCAAAGTCTGAAGTATTGTTTCGGCTTTTTTCTGCTCCTCAGGTTCCTTAAACATGTGTTCCCACACGGCTTCTGGCATCGCCAGTTCTAAGCCGCCACGTTTCACCATAATGTGTCACCTCCCTCTCTTATGCCCTAAGTCCTTCGAATCTTAGGGCAATTTTCTTGCAATCAAGCGCCTATCGCCGTAAGCTCCTCGACCGACACACCGCAGACCTCTGCAATCTTCTTAAGCTTGCGCGGGTGTACGTTTGCTGAATCAGTTTCATACTTGTACACCATGACCTCCGAAACACAGAGTTCCTCGGCGAGTTTAGCCCGGCTAATTCCAGCCTGCATTCTCGCCAGCTTGATGTTTTCGCCTATTGTTTTGCCGCTCATTGTAATTGTCATTTTCTCACCACCTTGTCTCTTGTGCAATTTACAGCTTACATCTATTGACATAACCTATCCTATGTGTTATAATGGGTTTAGGTTCTTAACCTGATTATATTATACTCGGTATTTACCGAACTGTCAATATGTTATTCGGTGTTTACCGAATAATTGTAGACTTGTACAAATTTCAGCAACTGGTTTTGTTGAAAAAAACAAAAGCCGCCCCGAAGGGCGGCTAGGAAGAAAATTATGTGGATTTACGATAGTCCTATTGGAAAGATTGAAATCAAGTTTGATCGCAATGTGAAAAAATATGCCTTATGGCTGGGCGATGAATGTGGAGGGTTCTATCCTACTCCCGAAGCGGCAGCCGACGATGTTTATACTCAGACTAGTGGCATTGACGCTATTGATTATCTCAAAGACTCAAAATCAAATATTCTTCCACATGACTTGGGAGACTGGAACAAAATACCGGATTAACAATCAAACATAGGGATTGTATTCTCCAAAGCTGTAGAGTCTTTTCCAGGCCAGCATGGTTAAGTCCAGCAGTCTAATAAAGTTCAGCAGATCATCAACGTTCTGGTTGCTCACACAAGTTTTGAGGACTAACTCCGTTATATTACCAACTGTTCGCTTAAGCATACGCTCTGTATCTATGTCGATAATTTCACCGTACTTTCCAGTGACAAAGTCAAACCTCTGAGCTGCGCAAAGACTGTTCATAAGCGCTTTGGTGTACAATACAAGGGTTTCAGGATCACAAGAATCTTCTTTTGTCTTTTCATCAACTTTGCTCGAGAGATTTTTAATAATCTCGTTGATTGAAGACTTAACAGATTCGTCGATTTGGGCTTTAGTGTTCATAATTTACTTCTCCATTCTGCCATATCAGGCGTTATATTGATTGTGAAAGAAGGTGCGATATGTTAGGCACGGGCACGACTTGTTTTTGTAAAACGATTCGAACAGAAAGAGCTGTAGTAATTCATCTGAAATCACTGACCGATGATACAATAATCGGATATGATTGTGATTACCCCTACTGCTATCAATATCTGTGTACTTTGCCAAAGGAATACCCTGTTGGTCGATCCTTAACAGTATGCCAAAAGAAAAAGGATCATTCTAATGATTGACTAGCTAATCAATCAATTAATATCAGGTCTTTATACTTGGGCTTAAATTCATAAAACTCTGCCCACGGAGCAGGGAGGTTGGGTATAGTGTTGGTGGTTATGCAGAAATTGCAGGCTCTTATTCTGAGCGTCAAGATGGGATTTAAATTTCTCATGGGGTCAAACTCGAACGAAACAGACTCTACAAGTTCTATTTCTTTCCCATCAATATAAACCGTCGTTCCACTTCCATTTGAGCGTATCTCTACAAGAGGTGCTGCATTCGGTCTTTTCGCTGATTCATTCATACTCATACTGTTTTCTCCATTTCTGCCGGTTACGGCTTGTCATAGTTCGCGGAACATACCGTGTTGTTTATATTATACTCGGTAATTACCGAAAAGTCAATAGAAAGGAATATTATTGATGAATCTATTTGCAGAACGTTTTTTACCACTAATCGAAAAAAGCGGGAAAACGGATCAAGAACTTGAAAAAGCTATGGGGCTTCCAAGATCTATAATTTATGATTGGAAAAATGGCAGGAACAAAAGCAGTTTCAAAAAATACGCTGGAAATTTTGCAGAATACTTTAATGTTTCAGCCGATTATTTGCTAGGTAATACGGATAATCCGCAAAGCATTCACTCTGATATCGACCCTCAGCTTGAAGAAGCAATCAAGCTATTTTCAAGTCTGACAAGCGAAAAACGAAAACAGGTTTTGAAGATAATCAAAACTTTTGCGGACGATGAATAGAAATATCCCGCTACCTTTCGGCAACGGGATAATGAGATTATTCTTCGCTGTTAAGCAGCCGTAGAATTTCTAACATTGCATCTTTAGCTTCCGGTGACAGTTGAGAGAACATTTCGGTAAACTGTAAAATGTCTTCCGAAAGTTCGACGCTCTGCTTTTCGAAGGATTCCATATTGTTATCCACGATTGGTTTCTCCTTTCCCAAAAGTCACTACCGGTAATGCTGATATGATTATAGCATATTTTTCTTGCATTTACATTAGTTTTGTTATAAAATATCGCACTTGCTTAGGTAAAAATTAGGAACAATTTATCTGTTAACAAGAGAACATAGATGAGGTGATAATATGCCAAATATTTCATTCGGAAAATGAGACGAGCACATACACCAATTACCAGAACAGCAGGACAGAATAATTCGAGCACGTTCTGCAACTTCCATTTGAGCGTATCTCTACAAGAGGTGCTGCATTAGTTCTTTCCACTGATTCATTCATACTCATACTGTTTTCTCCATTCTGCCAATTACGGCTATAAGTAGTTCACGGGAAATTCCGTGATAAATATATTATATCTCATTTTAATGAGATTGTCAATCTGCATTTCACAAGGAGGATAATATGTTCTGGGATAGATTTTTTGACTTATGCGTAAAAGCGGGTACTAAACCAAACCCTGTTGGAAAAAAAATTGGGATAGCCTCTGGAACAATATCCCAATGGAAACAAGGAGTTCAACCATCAACAGAAAAAGTCCAGGTTATAGCAGAATATTTCAATGTTTCGGCTGATTATTTGTTAGGAAATACAGATAATCCAAAAGCATACACCAGTTCAGAATCAGAAACGGAACGTGCATTAATAAACTTGATTAAGCAACTCACTCCCGAACAACAGGAGCTAGTCCTCGCACAAATCAGAGGAATTCTTGCTAATCAGCAAAAAAAATAACCCGCTGCAGTCAAAGCAGCGGGTCAGAAATATCAAATTATTTCAGGAGCGATAAAATGAAATCAATTACAGCTAACTGATTTTCCTCGTTAAGCTGTTTGAAATCACTGACGATGGATTTCTCCAGCTCGGTCAGTTCACGTTCGCTGCCTGATTCGGCAGGGCTATTGGTGTTCTCAGACATTTTGAGGTCTCCTTTCAAAAAGTCACTACCGGTAATGCTGATATGATTATAGCACATTTTTTGTCGAATAGCATTAGTTTTGTTACAAAATATCATTTTACTTAGGAGATTTTTGATGTCACCAAATGACGTTAGCAATTTCATCTCGTTCGTAACCATAGGCATTATAATACTTTTGATTTTTATTCCTATTGGAATTGCACTAATACTAGCCAATAAAACCAAGGTCACAACTAAACTACGCACCAAAAATCTTTCGGAAATTACAGACAGCGACATTGCTAAAATGACTCCTTCTGAGAGAAATCGCTTGCAAAATGATGTTTATAATCATATAGCTGAAATGATGACCGAAGATTTTAGAAAAATCGGTTGGACAAATTGGAATCCAGATATACATGCTACCCCTGAACAACTCGACAGGATAAAAAGAGCCTCTGATAGCTATAATGGAATACAGCTTCGCAAATACAGCCCGAACACAACAACCGGAATTATCAGAGGCAGCAGCTGTAAGATTTATCTTACCTGCGGAAACGGCTGTAGCTGTCCGGATTTCAGGAAGCGCGGATTGCCATGTAAGCATATGTATTTTATTGCCATGAATCACAATGAATATAAAAGCGTATTGTCTGAATACGATTTCGTACCATATAGTGCAGAAGACAACACTCTGTATGGACTGAATTTCTGCATATTAGGAAGAAATCAAGCCGCTGTAAAAGAATACATTCATAAACACGCGGGAACGTTCGGGCAGAACTCTTGGTGGAACATTTCGGCAGTTATAGTCAATGGAGAAACACAGAGCCAAAAACTGATCTCTGCTCAAGAAAACAGAGTGATCGTCATGACGTTCGATGACCTAAGATCATTTTGTGATGACATCAAAAGCATTGAATCTATGTATCATATGGAGAAATCATAATGTCCAAAAATAAAAATAATATTATAAATATACCTTCATTTCAATCAAAAAATAAAAAAGCTTTTATAGGAAAATGCAAACCATATAAATGTTATAATCACTATTATAAATACACCCAAAATACATACCTTACAATTAAATTCACGTTTAAGTATATTAATTCATTTTATTCTATGTACAGTAATAAGAAAGGAATATCCGTAGATGAAAAATCAAAAAAAGTAAATTACTTAATGAAAAGATATAATAAGCTAAACTATAAATCTAATATTTCTTTTTCAATAATAACCTCTGTAGTTATATCAGTATTTATCACACTAATATTTTCAATTCTTCAAACACCAGACAAAAATAATATTACTTACTTTTCATTGATAAAAAAGATAGATACAATTGACTATTCTTCAGTGATTCAAAATCCTATTACCTTTACCTTTGTACTTACTCTTCAATTTGGGATCATTACAGTTTGGCTATCTATTTTTGTTTTATTCTCATGGCTTATTATATTTGCAATTAAGCAAATATATCTCTTTTATAGCCCAATGAGGCTCATATTGATTTCTTATGAACGAACAGCCATTGCCAAAGCTATTTCAACATATAATCCAGACTTAGGAAAAATCTTAAACAATTAGACTCGATTACGAAGAAAGGAATGTCATATGAAAAAATGTCAAGAATGTAATGAAACTAGAAATGCCGAAGAGCTTTATGACACAAAAATTTGTGAAAATTGCAAACACTTTGAGACATTTAAAAAGCTGAACAATTTAAAACCATGTAATATCAAAGCACGGAAAAATAGATTGGAACGCGATTCTACTGATATATCTTTACTCGTACCAAGTTTGAAGGAAGATGATGATTTCCTGCCAAAATGACCCCAAAAGCAATATGGTAATTATGCACAAGCAATCAATTGTTTACAATAGTTTGTTTTGTCAATAGTAACAAATTTATCTCTCAAGGGTTGAAATTTTAGCTAAAGTATCATATAATATAATTGTAACACGGTTACAATTGTTAATATGCCTTTAGCAGTAAGCCGCCCACTATAAGGGTTGTGCCGAACCTAAAGGCTTTTTTATTATCAAGGAGGATGTGTATTATGGTTAAAGTCGCTATACTTGTCGATGGTGGATTCTACCGCCAAAGAGCATATCATCTTTTTGGCGAAAAAACAGCCAAGGAACGCGCAAACGAACTTGAACGCTATTGCCGTTCACATCTTAAAGACAAAAGAGAACAGCGTGAATTATACAGAATATTCTACTACGACTGCCCGCCTATGGCAAAAAAGCTGTATCATCCTTTATTGGGAAAGCAGATAGATTTCGGACGTTCTGATATGTACAAATGGATGAACGAATTCATATCTGAGCTTACCCATAAGCGTAAATTTTGCATGCGAATGGGTAAACTGGCAGAGGAACAAGCTACATATTCAATAAGATATGAGATAATAAAAAAACTTTGCAGCAAAGCTATGACCGTTGATGAACTGACGGAAGCTGACTTTTCCCTGCAGATTACCCAAAAAGGAGTCGACATGAAAATAGGCATAGATATTTCATCGTTGGCATTTAAGCAGCAGGTAGACCAGATCATTCTGATATCAGGCGACAGTGACTTCGTACCGGCGGCTAAGTTGGCTCGAAGAGAGGGAATCGATTTTATTCTCGACCCCATGCGTTCTCCCATTAAACCGGACTTATATGAACACGTTGACGGTATTAGGTCTAAAGTGCCAAACCCAAGAAAAATCAGAGAGGCTGAGCAGCCAGTATTGGAGATGCAACATGAGTAAATACTGCATCTACCTACGAAAATCCCGTGCCGACCTCGAAGCAGAAGCGCACGGCGAGGGCGAAACCCTTTCCCGACACAAAACCGCCCTTCTGGAACTCGCCCGGCGCAAGGGTATAACAATAAGCGCCACCTATGAAGAAATAGTATCCGGTGAAACGATAGCCGCTCGTCCTCAGATGCAGCGGCTCCTTTCGGAAGTCGGAGCTGGTGAGTGGGACGGCGTGCTCGTCATGGAAATCGAGCGTCTTGCCCGTGGTGATACCATGGATCAGGGGCTTGTCGCCCAGACGTTCAAGTACAGCGGCACCAAGATAATTACGCCGCTCAAAACGTTCGACCCTCAGAACGAGTTCGACGAGGAATACTTCGAGTTCGGACTCTTCATGGCGCGGCGCGAATTTACCACTACCAACCGCCGGCTTGTCCGAGGCAGAGAGGCATCGGCGAAAGAGGGCAAGTATGTCGGCAGCGTTCCGCCTTACGGGTACCGCAAAGTCAAGATTCCGAACGACAAGGGATTTACTCTGGAAATCATAGAGGAACAAGCAAAAGTTGTCCGCATGATCTTCGAGTGGTATGCCGAGGGCGCAGAGGTCAACAGTCAAAAGAAAAGAATAGGACCGTACACCATTGCTGTGCGCCTGAACGAACTAGGCATTAAATCAGCTGGCAAAAAGGATTACTGGACGATTTACGGCGTACAGAATATGCTTATCAATCCCGTGTACATCGGTAAAATACGGTGGGGATACCGCAAAGTCAAGAAGACAGTCACCCCGGAAGGCATGAAGAAGAAATCAAGGGAGTTCGCACAAGACGGTGACTACATTGTTGTCGATGGACTTCATGAGCCGATACTTTCCGAGGAGTTGTTTTACAAAGTGCAGGACCTTATAGCTGCTAACCCGCCTACACCTATAAAATATCGACATAAAAATATTAATCCATTTGCTGGATTAATTTTCTGTGCCAAATGTGGACACTGCATGAATTATCGCAGGGGATATGGCAGACAGCCTGATTACATTGGCTGTTACACTGCAGGTTGTAAGAATAAAGCGTCTCGATTTGATCTTGTTGAACAGCGAGTATTAAGTATTCTCAATAGCTGGGTAAAGGACTACAGCGTTGATAAGGCACAAATTAAACATGAAGCCGACCTTAACGCCGAACTGTCGAACGCTATCAGTCTTGCCGAAAAGGAAATTGAAACCCTGCAAGACCAGCTCGACAAAGTGTACAGCTTTTTTGAACGTGGCACATACACCGAAAAGATATTCAAGCAGCGTTCCTCGGCCATCGAACAGCAGATCATGGAAATTGGCGAAAAAATCGACCGCTTGAAAGCCGAGCACCAGCAGGTGCTTGAACGCCAGAATGTTCAAGCAGAGTTCGTTCCATCAATAAAACACCTCCTTGAAATCTATGATACTCTTGAGCCAGTCGAAAAGAACAAGTGGCTCAAACAGATAATAGACCGTATTGTGTACGAAAAAAATGCCGATGGCAAATACCATAATGTAGATCCAGGAGACTTCACAATTGGCATATTACCGCGCTTGCCTAAGAGAGGCAGTTAA